GAATCAAAAAGACCATAATAATCATTATTCTTATAAACTCTAATATCAAAATATCGTGTTGAACCGTTGTATCCTGGTTGACCAGAATAGTTACCAGAGACCGTTACGAAAAAATAACCATCTCCAGTTCCCTGTGCACCTGCAGCGAGCTGTACCCAATTAGAACTATTGGATGGATTTGCATATGATATTTCTGCAGTCCATTGAGTACTTAAAGAATCTTCAGTATCAACAGTAATCTGAAAATTTTCTCCTTGACCAGACACACCTGTACCTGTACTTGATGCAATTGTTATAAATTCTTGAGGAACTAATTGTGTAGCTGATTCAGTACCTGATACAGTACCACCGGAATTTGAATACCCAGTAGAAGGAACAGTAGCATTTACATAAGCATATCTTGTTGTATTACTAGACACAGGAGCAGGAAAACTTCCGTTACTATATCCAGTACTATATGTAACTGATATTGGAGTTCCATTAGCAGAAGTAGGTGCAGTTACTGCACCATTAGTTGCAACTGAAAACCCACTAACCTGCGCATTGGCGTATGTAAACGATGGTAATGGATTTCCATCTTGTGTTAATGATGCATTTCCAAAAGCACCACCACCACTCCAAGGTCTTTCTCTTACTACTAATGTAGTACTCCTATCATTTGTACCACCCGCACTATTATTACCTACCTTTACCCAAACATTATAAGTTTGATTTGTTCCATTACCTGTACCATTTTTTGTTGTGGTAGAAAATCCAGAACTAACTGATGTAATGGATGTTTCGAATGCAGTAGAATCACCTCCACTTGTAAAAACTTCCCAATCAGTATTTGCGGTTACTACAAATAATTTAGTTTCTCCATTAATATTAAAATCAAATGATGTAGGTGATACACTTACATTTGCGGCAAATGCTGATTGGGTGTGTGTGACACTTCTTTGTTGTATAAAATTTGAACCAGTAATATCAAAATTTAATTCAGCTTGTCTAACACCACCTGTATTTACACTCTGAGTTAAAGTAAATCGATATCTACTTGTACTTCCAAGATTAGTTACTGATGGTGAAGATAAAGTAAACCCACTACCAGTTACAGAACCAAAAACCTCCAAAGGATTTGTTACTGTAACATCTTGAGTAAATGTTGTTGTGTTGGCTGCAATTGTTTGTGAATTTGATGGAGTTAATGATATTTCAACTGGATTTCCACTTTGGGATACAATTAACGTTCCATAAACATTGGAACTTTGTCCTATAAACTGAATGGATTTACTTCTGGGAGAAGCACCTAAAAAACTATTTTCAGTTGCCGTAAATTGTATTGAACCCGCATCTGATGTTTTAAGATAAGTTTTTTCTGTTGTTAACCAACCTGGTTTACCAACCATTAAAGCAAACCCATTTAAACTCAAATTAGTTGTAAGATTACCACCAGACGAAGGAAATGTTAATAAAGTTGGATTTAATGTAATAGATGTAGCGGTTAGGTTTACTTCTTCTCCATAAAAATCATCGGCAAGTACAATATCCTGAGGTGAATTTACGTTGAAGTTATCAATATCATATACTTCTGCCATTTCAACAAAAGTATTCGTATTACCATCTGGTATGGTTGCCTCTTGTTGTAAATCCTTTATACTCAATTCACCTTCGCTTGGTAATGGCATTTCTTATCCTTTTAATTTTTTATTTTCTTCTTCAAGTTCAATCAATCTATTATTTAGATTTTTTACAGCTTCTAAAAGATATACAGTTAATTTTTCATATTTTACACCCATATACCCACCATGCATCTTACCAACTAATTCTGGCATTGATGTTTCAATTTCTTGTGCAATCACACCAACATCATGTCCTTTTGAGTTATGTACTTCTTCATATTCCGGCTTCCAATCAAATTCATATCCACCAATTTTGTTTATTTTATCAAATGGATTTTGAATAGGAATTAAATTATCTTTTAATCTTTTATCAGATGAGTAATACGCGGTAATGTTACCAGTAGCAGTTATATTACCACCAACTTCCAACATCGTACCAGTTGAGGTTCTATCCATCTTAACAAATTCAGTAGTGGTTCTAATAACCTGTAATCCCCCACCATTCAATTCAGAATAAGATACTTCTTTAAAAACTCGTGCGTTCGAATATCCTGCCGTTTTTACATCAATTGTTAAATCAGCTATATACCCACTTGGGTTAAATGAACTTGCATAAAGGTCAACAGTAAAAGAACAATAAACTCTAGCTCTAACAGTATAAGTTCCACCATTTGCGGTAAAAGTTGTTGATTGAGGACCAAGGGAACTCGGTGTAGCATACATATTTCGTTGTACATTAGTTTGTCCTTGGGTACTACCCACCAAATCCGCTGAAGTTCCATTAAATATATATTGAGTAAAAGATGCTGCTATGTTATTACCACTATCTACTAACTCAAGTTTTACATATGCATCAAAATAAGCTTGACCCACAGTTATGTAATAAGTAGAAGTATTACCTCCAATATTATTTAAATCTAACCAAGCTTGTAAACTTCTATCAGAAGTACTTGTTTGGGAATCGATTCCACCATATGCAAATGTTAAGGTTTGTCCACTTAATCCTGATGTACTAATTGTACCTCCATCATAAGTTTCATTTAATGTTCCACTAAAGGTATATTGGTTACTAAAACTTTGTAATGCTGTGTATTGGTCAGTACCACCTGATTCTGTTACAGTAACACTACCCGCTGATGTTGAACCTCTTGGAGATAATGCTGCTGCAGAGTTTATATCAACACGAATAGTAGTTCCATCATGAACCTCAATAGCAGGTCTGTTTGCATTTAGATAAATTTCATTTGTTCTATAAATTTGATTACCTGCAATTGTCCATCCTCCAATATTACCAGTATCGGAAGTAATGTTTCCACTAAATGTACCCGTCGCACCACTAAAGGTTGTACCTGTTACAGTACCACCATTAATACTAGCACCCGTAATATTTGCTCCAGCAGAAATATTTCCTGCAAAATATGCATCACCCACCGAATCTATTCTAAAAGAAGGTGATGTAAACGTACCATCTGTTAAATTTATATTGGTTCCACTAGTTGCAAATGCACTACCATTTGTTACACCACTATAAGAATTCGATTGAATATTACCGGTTCGTATCTTATCACCCTCTATGGTTGTGGTATTTGCATTAACATCTGCAGCTGCATCACCATCAAAAAGAAGATTATCCACATCAGTACCACCAATCGTAACACCTGATAATATCTGTCCGGAGGTAGCTGTTATTTTTCCTCTTATATCTAGTTCACTTCCTGTCCATTTTATATAGTTTCCACTAACACTATTTTCCATAGACATTTTATAAGCACCATCTGTATCTGCTCCTATAAAAATACCATCACCCACCGCATATCCTTGAGAGCCTACGTTTGCAGACTGTCCAATAGACATATATGGATATTGAGTACCTCCCCTTAGTGTTATATTTGCAGCAGATAAAGCACCACTATTGTTTGAACCTATATTTAAGGTTTCTTGAATGAATGATTCTTCAAATATACCAATTTTAGCGGCAACAAAGAAATCTTCAGTACCCAAATCTTGCCAATACGAAGTTCCTCCTTGAGCCGGAGTGTTTCCAGCTCCAGATTGTAAAGTAGCATAATATCTACCACCATATAACACCGCATCTCGTCTCCCATTTGATATATCATATTGATAAACCCGTGAACTCACCCAAGGACCGGTAAATACGATACCAGGTCCCGTTGAACCATCAGCAACGATGTTTATGTAATGTTTTTTAGTAATAGTATCCGATATACTCCCATCATTATCCTTATACGTTACTCCAAATGAAGTAACATAAGGTGAGTTAGAAATAGGAGAGGAAGGTTGTATATGTCCGTTTGATGTATACTGACCATTTTGAACATTTGTAATTGTATATGTAGAATTGCTAGATAAAGTAGAAGTAACAGACGAACCATCGTAAGGAACATATGTGTACTCACTTCCACCTTGAATAACAGACATACTTACAGGTGAAGGGGGGTCTGGTGTATAATTTCCATCTATATCTACTATAAGTTGTTGACTTTGTGGAAAAAATTCAATGTTAGCGGCTCCAGCACCATCTCGACCTTGTTTCGAAACACCAACTGAAAATTCTAAATTAATTGTATTACCCTGACCTTCGGAATCTATATATGTTACATTAACACTACCACTTTCACCCAAAGATGGACTTCCTGTTCTTGTAAATGTTTCTGTTGAATAATTCCAACTCCAATTTGAATTATCTATCGATGCCGAGTATGACGAATTACTTGATGGATTTGTATTAACAGATGTTAGTGAAGATATTCCCTCAGTAACACTTAGTGTTATAGGAGATACAGTAGAACCAGAATCTATTGTCTGTGATTGTGGTGAAAGAAAAGCAGCAACAGTTGGTGATGCTTTTTTGGCTTTTGTATAAGATACAACCTTTTGAAATGATTGAGTTGTTGAGTTATCACCGGCCAAATAATCAATAGTAAGTAATAAAGAACCACTATCTTTTGTTGTTTCAAAATCAGAAATAGAATAATCTGAAGTATTTGGTGTAGTATCTGTTGGTGTTACATTCGTACCAATTGATGATGTTATATTAAATGTATTTTTTGTTCTTCCACCAATTTCATCATCATGTTGAATTTGAGTTCCACCAATATACATTTGAACCGAACCACTTGATGCATCAAATCCACCAACCACTTCACCCGTTGAATTTGCGGGAAAGGCAGTTGATTCATTTGAAAGAACAATAGACACACCATCAAAATTAATAACCTTAGAAAGTGTAATCTCGTCTGTTTGTTGATTACCAAATACATCAGAACCAGTAAACGAATAAGTTACCTCATCAAATGAGTTTGCGTGAAATGATTCTGAAAATTGTAATGCAGAAATGGTATATGTATCAATTCCATTTACAGTATCCACATAAGTTAGAGGCGCAATACTCCCACTATTAACAGTGAGGGGTGTTACCAAAGAAGCTAAGTTTTTCCTTTGTGCCCTTACAGTTATACTTTGTCCACTTGGTTTTGGTGAAAGAGTTGTTGGTTCATATATGAATTGGTTTGCGTTAGAAGTTACGATAAGTTGAGGTGCATTATCACCATCTTCTAAACGATATACCGTTTCAAACTCTTGTAAATTTTCTAATGAAGCGGTATAAACAATAGAACCTACCCTAATTATACTTTCAGAAGGAACATTCTGAGTATCTAAACTACCACTAAAATTAGATATTGTAACCAAAGAACCAGCTGATGTTATATTGGTTAATAAACCAGGGTAAGAACCTGTCCAATTTGAACCATATACTAAAGCACCACTATCATGATATGATTGAGATGTAATTAAATTTCCACCAACGTCAAAAGCTTGGGATGTAAATAATATGGAACCAGTTAAATTATTTTGTGTTGTTTTAAATTGAATAGTTTGATTTATAGGACTAGCAATAGAACCACTTGAGAATCTAAACGCATTTCTATCCGATTCAAAGGTTAGTAATTTTCCACTTGATGGGAAATCATTACCACCATCAAATACACCGACCGCAGTTACATCGACTGGTATATAGTTATTATTTATATCGTAAAACTCAAATCTAAAATCAAATGTTTCAGATGCAGTTTTTCTTGGTATATCTTGTATTAAAGTAAATTCATCAGGTGAAAAAGATGTATCTTGTGCATTTTTTAAAGAAGCGTTAGAAATATACCAATCATCTCCTTTAAACTCAAATACAAGTTTTACATCAGAAATGGTTCGTTCAGCCAATAAATTTTCAGAAATATTTTGTCTTGTTTTGTATATTGAAGTTCCCTCGATATCAACAAAAGATTGTGTAAAGGAACTATTATTACCATCACCATTTAAAAACGAACCACTAAAATATGCCTTTAAAGTTTTTGATGTAGAGGGAGTTCCGTTTAATAAAGTTTTAAATGAAAGAGTATATTCTACATCTTTTGATATATCAAAAGACTGAGAAGTTATTAATTTTTGTACACTTCCACTATCATCATTATAATCAACTTTTACCGCCTGAGATAAAACTGATGAGTCTACTGATATTGGGTGGTCTGCAGATGATGATATCCAATATGTAGATAAATTTGTTTCATCAAATCTACCATAAGACAATTCTGTGTTAGACGTTGTAGTTACATCTCTAAGTAATTCACTTGATTCTAATTTAGACTCCTGTACAAATTGAAAATCACCTACTGCATTTCTTGATTTTCTAAACACCTTTACTCTTGCAACATCTCCAACGAATGTTTTAAGTTGAGTCATGTTTATTTTTGCAAAAGAACCCGTCAATGATGTTTCACCAATAGTTTCATTTTGAAAATCAGTATAAGTTACAGAATAAGATTGTGATACAAAAGATTTGACTAACGAATCTTCAGTATATGGAACATCTACAAGAACTTCTCTATCGTTTAAAACTTCAATAATTCTTGGTGTATAGGTAGTACCATCATCCAAAGATACTGTTATTATATTTTCATCTACATCTCTATCCCAAGAACCACTACTTCTTATTAATTTAAAGTTCGTTCCAGCTCTCCAAGAAGATATATCAGTATTAAGAGATGGAATTTGAGGAACACCTGTAACAGTACTCGAATTATCCGTTACAGTTTCTATTGTTTTTGAAAAAATTGGTTTTACCAATTCTGTAATTGAAACTATTGGTCTTTTGTAAAATCTTACAATAGTTTCGTTGGAAAGATTTTTATTAATATTAAATTGTCTTTCCCACTTGACATTATATATACCTCTCCATTCGGAAGGTATTGGTGAACGAAGTCCATTGTTGTTCCAATCTTTAAGCTCTCCTAAAATAGTAATTTTACCAATACCAATTGGAGTATCATCATATACATGAACAGAAACCAATTTAGAGTTTCCTTCATAATATTCAGGAATACCATCACCAGGTTCGAAGTATATAGGATTACCCTCTACATCTAATATTTCAATTTTAACTTCTGTTGTTTCTTTTAAATAATCAGAACCTTCAATTAAGAATCCATTTTTACCACCAGTAAACGTTTCTTGAAACTCGGTAATTCTAAAATATTCAGAATTTGATTCTGTATCATTAACATATACTTGATAGTTTGATAAGTTCTGAAAAGAAGCAAAAGATTTTATTATAGCCATTAATTATCTCCAATTACCTATATAAATATGTTTAAAAAAAACTTATAAAGTATTTATATATAGAAATACATAGAAAGTTATAGAATGAGAAAATATACCACAATTCAGATAAAAAAAGAAACCCATGAACTCTTACAAGATTATTGCAAGGAACATGGGTATAAATTAAGTGGGTTGGTTGAAACTCTTATTAAACAAAAGGTAGGTACTCCTAAACCTGATAATGTATTAAAGGTTAGAACTTAACGTTTGAAAATCCATTTACTTTTTTAATTTCAATAAGACCATCTACAACATCTCTCATCGAATCGATGTGTGAGATTACCATTACGAAATCAAACTGAGTTTTAAGGTATGTAAACAACATAAATAAGGATTGTAGGTTCTCACTATCCAAAGTACCGAAACCTTCATCTATCACAAGGAAATTAGGTCTGGGGAGATTACATACATTGATTAAAGCAACTCGGATTGCAAGACCACTAATAAACCTCTCCATACCACTACACATTTCCAAACTCCATCGTTGGTCTCCATACACTAAATACGCATTAATGTTCTTACCATCAATTTCTAACTGCATTCCAAACTCTACGATTTGTGCTAAGATGTTATTTACTTCACCTTCAATCATTGGTAGTGATTTTTCGATGAGTTCGTAACTTACACCATCTTTACCAAGTGCGTTTAGATAATAATCGAATAACTTAGATTGTTCTTCTAAATTCTTAACTTCTTGGATTCTATCTTCTATTGTTTCTTTTTGGTTTTGAAGAGCAGATACTTTACCATTTAATTTTAGAACATCTGAATTTATTCGTTTTAATTCATCTTTAACACCACTTTGTTTTTCTCGTACTGCGGTTATTTGTTCTCGAATTTCTTTATTGGTTTTTATTTGTTCTTCGTTCTTGTAATACTCATCAATTAGTTGTTTTTGTTGTGTAACTTGAGTATCTAAACGAATTTCTTCTGTTTCTGTTGTTGATAACTTGTTAATAAGTTGAGAAATCTCTCTATCGAGTTTATCTTCTTTATCTTTAGCATCTTGATATTTTTCCCATTCTTCTTCGTATTTGGATAAAGTTTCAATATCTAAATTAAAATGTAATTTCGATTCATTTTCTTTTTGTAATATAGATTCATATTCTTTTATATCAAAATCTACCTTTTCTTTTTGTTCTAATATTGTTTGAGAGTTTTCTATACAGATATCACATTCTTCATTATATTTGTGAGAATCTAAATGTTCTTTTCTTTCATACAAAGAATCTAACTTTACTTGCAATTTATCTATCGTTGATTCTACATCTCTTAATCTATCTTTTGAATCTTTTAAATTTTTAATCCCAACTTCTAAATCTTCTTCATCGAATTGGTCAAGGATTTCATCAAGGGTAATTTGTAATTCCTCACGATATTCGATTCTTTCTTGTATAGATTGTTTTGTGGTTTCAAGTTCTCCCTTTTTGGATTCGAGGTTATTCAATCTTTTTTCTAACTCATCTATCGAAACACCACTATCCGCATTTAACTTTACGATTTTCTCGTTTAGTTTAATAATCTGTCTATTAAGGATATCATCTTCTTCTTTCAGAGCCTTTTGAGACATCTCCAAAAGTTTGTATTCGTTTTTGTCGGTTTTAAGTTGTGTGTCGATTTCCGCTAACTTTGTCGTAAAATCATCGGACTTGAATTTTCTGATAAGTGTTGCATTATCCCTATTCTCATCACTTGCTCTTTGATACAACTTATCAAAGATATCTACTCCAATAAATTGTGAGAGTATCTCTTTTCTCTCACTTTGTGATTTATCAATAAAGAGTGCATTGTTTCCTTGTAGAGATAGTGCAGTTAAAACAAAATCTTCAAACTTACCTAAATACTTTTCAATATTTTGGTTTGTATCTCTTCTTTGTTCTCCATTGAGTGAAGTAATGATACCACCACTTTCAGACCAGAAGTTTACATCTACCTTTACTGCAGTTTTCTTTCTAACATACTTAGCAGTTCTTTCAATGAAATAATCTACCCCATCTATCTCGAAATTAAACTTACAATAAAACTTATCTTTACGATTGTTTAAAACGTTCTTTGCTACATTAGTACGAGAAGTTTTATCATAGATACAGAAAGAGAGTGCATCCCACATTGAGGATTTACCTGAAGCATTGGGAGCAAAGATACCCATGATTCCTTGTGCTTTATCAAATCTGATTAGGTTATCTTCACCATAAGAAAACATATTAGAGAACTCAAAGGTCTTGGGTGTCCATAAAATGTTACCAGCAATATCAGATGTATCTATTTGTGTATTGAGTTCTTTATTGATTTCTGCAATCTTATCCAATTCATCTGAATCCAATAGATACTGACGTTCTAAGTAATCTCTAATTAAAGAGTTTTGGAATGTTTCATCTTTAACATCACCAACGATGTTTTTGTTTACCTTAGTGTTGGTTTTTAATTGACCTATGGTATCTGTTCTTGTAACCGTAACTTCTGCAACTTTAAATAACTTTTTAAGTTCGGTGATACATCGTTTCATATCACTTGCTTCAGTATTAGTAAACCTTAACCTTAATCTAGGGAACTTTGGAAGTTTAGTACCAACTTCATCATATACCCATTGTGGTATTTCACCATCAACAACATCAACTGTTAGAAATCCATAATCATTATGGATATGGTGTTCAGTAAAGGTGCGAGTGGGTACATCCCATAATAAGTAACCATGATTTTCGAGTAGTTCTCCATGATTCTGTTGAATCATTGAACCCGCATAGGCAACCCACTCATAACCTTCACCAAAAGTTTGTCGTTTGTGTATATCTCCTAAAAGGGCCATATCAAATCCATCAAACATATCCACTTGGAATGAGTTGGATGATACGGTATAACCAATATCGGTCTGTGCTTTGTTTACTGGTCCATGGAATAAAACAATTTTGTTTTCTCCTTCTATATCATTTCCCTTGGGCCAGTTTTCTTTGTCATCAAGAATGGAGTAGACAACAAAAGTAAGGTTATGAATATGATAAGTGCCAGTATCTCTAAGATAATGAATCCTATCATTTTTAAGGTTGTCAATAATCGGTGTAAGAACATCTAATCTGTGTGAGTTATTTAAGTTACAATCGTGATTACCTGTGATTAACACAGTTTCTCTAAGTTTAGAGCACTCAGTTAGAAACCAAGAGATTTCTTGTACGAGTTCTGGTGACATCTCTGTTTTAGCATGAGCAATATCACCCGCTATATAAATGATAGAATCTTCTATCTTATCTTCTTTAACTTGTTTGAGGAACTTTTTGAATACTAGTCTATATTCTTTGTGCCTTTGGAGATTTCGAATGTGTAAATCTGCAAGATGGTAAATCTTGTTTATTATCATAAAATATTATTTTTGTTGATGAACTTATATAATTCATCTGATATAATTCTATATCCTTCTTTATTTGGATGTTGTGTTGCTATTTCTTGGTAATTTTCTAATTTTTCCCAAATATCATTTCTTTTTAAAGTATTTAGAAATGTTCTAAAAGTTAAATTTCCATTACCAAAATAGTTTTTATAATTTATTAAGTGAGTCTTATCATCTAATTTATTTACACCATCCACCATCAACTCTAATCCCTCTGACATAATATACTTTATCTTATAATGAGAAAACATTTGTTGTAAAAAAATTATATAATTTTGATTTACTATGTTATAGTAGTTTTGTGAAAATAAATTAGTAACAAAATATTTTTTATAATTTGATAAGAATTCATTAAAAGAACGAGAAACACCATGTTCATCATAACTATGATAAAATCTATCAGGTGTTTGTAATAAATGTTTAACTGACCAAGAAATCCATTCTCCATCTGGTAAAAATGGAACATAATCTCGTAGAGAAGATGAAAACATTATACACACAAAATCAGAAGATGTGATATTACCAGACTCAACATCTTTTATAATATCATTAAACATTTTTCTGTTAGAATTACCACTAATACCTTTATTTATAATCAAAGGTATTTCTAACTTATCTGCAAGAAGTTTTGGCCAAGAATGTTCATTTCTAAACTTTCTTTTTTCATTTGCAGATAAAGTTGATTCAATCGAAACATCAGCACCCTCTCCCTCTGTCCAAGAGCAACCATACGCAACTAATCTATTCATAACCCTTTTAATTTTTGTGATATAATATCACCGAATCCTGTTTGTTTTGATTCTTTTAGAATTGTATTAACTTGGGAGAATCCCATTTCACCAGCATCTTTATCTGATGGTTTTATGTTTCTTGTAGTGATTCCTTGATTTTGGAATTGCATAGTGTAATATAACGCTTGGTCTTGTGCATCCTCATCAAGTAAGATGTTGATACTTTTAACTTCCTTTTTATATATAGTATCGTTTAAAGTTTTTGGAATAAATTTACCAAGTAGAGGGATTGCATTTCTCTTCACAGCCATTGCATCAAATACTCCCTCTACTAAGGTAATAGGTTCTTGCCAGTTTATTTGGTTTTCGAACATGATAACGTTTTTCGAAACTGGCGGATTCTTATACTTAAATTTTTCCTCATCGAATACAGAACGTGCGATGAAGTAATTGAGTCGATTATCGTTATCATAACTTGGAATAATAATACGATTGGCATAATGACCAGAATCGCAATAACCAATGTTATAACGTTTGATATCCCCTTGAGTAATACCTCTCTTTCGTGCATACTCTTTCACCTTTCTGAACGTTGGGTTTAATCCCTTTGGTTCTTCTAATAGTGAACGAAACTCGTTAGGTAACCTTAACTCTACCTTTTCATCTTCGGTATTATTACTATATACAACATAATCATCACCGTAAATCTCGTATATCTTTTTTAACTTATGAGAATCAACGTGCAATCTTCTAAGTAAACTTTGGATTCGTTTTCCTTTGGAATCACAAACCCAACAGTGCCACTTTTGTGTCTGTATGTTTATCTGTAACTTTTTCTTGTGATGATGACAGAAAGGACAGTAATGTGCTTGTTCATCCCCTTTCATGGATGTACCTGGTCCTAAGACATCATCTAAGATGTTTATAACTTGTTGTTTATCGTGATGTGCAAGCATGGTTACTTTTTACTTGATACAAAGATACGAATAATATTTTAATTATCCAAATTATTTTTAAATTTTATAAAAGTATAAAATATTTTTTATTATAAAATGGGTTACATACAAATATACGAAAAATTTTCCATTATTCCAAATCTTTTCGAAAAAATTTTCCAAGAAGATTATCGTTTAGTGAATTTTCATCAGCAAGAACATTATGTGCAAACTGTTCTTGTAGTTCGTAATATGTAAGTGATTTTTTATTTGAACAAAAATGAAGTATCTCTAATTTTAGTTGGTCATTGATATCATCTCTTCTATCTTCTTTAAGAGCTTTATCATTTTCGTGAAACCACATTCTTACTGTTCCATTGGATGAACGATATGTTTTCCAATCAGATTCTTTGGTAACCATTTCGTATTTTTTCATTCTCTTATCTTCAAGAGCAGCAATTTCTTTTTTACCGAAATTTCTTTTACGAACTGAAACTACTTGTTTTTTTCCAATATAGTATTCATCAGTTTTACCATTTGTTATTTTGTAAATAAACCCAAATACATCTTCGGGCATGTCTGATAATTCAGTTATTAGTTTTCCTTTATATGTCCATGTCATAGTTAAAAATTTTGAAATCATCTTCGTACCTTTCTCGTACCCAATCTTTCATCCACTCCTCTTGATACAAAAACTTATAATATTGTTCTTGATTTAAGTTTGGATGTCTATCATAAATTGGATTACGATTTAGGTGAGGAATTTGACTCGATATATTTAATTTATCAAGTACATTTTTAAAATCGTTTATAAAATTTTCGTACCTACAAATGTACGATATATTTTGATTAAGTTCCTTACCGGTTTTTAAATAATAACTTTGGGGAAGATATAATATATAATTCTTGTCTATCTCTTTTAAAAAATTAGAAAAGGGTATTTGTTGTGATTTTCTACATTCGTGATAATATGTAGAAGCTAATCTTGTAAAAGGATTTCTAACACAAGAAAATATATAATATCCATTTATATCAGATAATTTATTTATAGAATTGTGAGAATCCAACACTTCTGTATTTGGTTGAGTTCTAAGCACAGTAGATATTGTTGTTCCACCAGTTTTTGGTATATGAACAAACCCCCATTTGTTAAAATGATTGATTAATAAACTCAAAAGTGATTGGTTTAGTATTGAACCGAATCTGAGTATTTTTTCAGATTTAATTTAGCTCCTCTTGCTTTTTCAAGAGCCTTTTCATCTTTAGACAAATCTTTACCACCATCCGCTTCGATTGGTGTTTTGTCTAATTTAGTACCCAATGGATATTTAGAAAAATCTGATTTGTCGTATAAGTCTTTAATTGAAGCCATAATAATCTTCCTCTTTTAGTATAAATATGTTCTAAGTATCAAAACGAACAATAAAGTTCACATCATAATCTGGTAAATTCTTAATTGGTTGAGGTAATTTAGCTACCGCAATCATATTACCTTCGTTATCATATAACCCAATAGTTGTTACAAACGGAGCTAAATATGAACCAGTTGGGTCTGTAATTTTATAATTATCATAATCATCCCAAGAGCCAGTATTAGAACCATATGAACCATCATAAGATGTTTTTTGTGATATATCTAAAACTTCTTTAATTTTAACTGTTTTAGCAGGTGATACATTTGTAATTGCGGTTGTAGTAAAATCATACGAACCACTAAGTGTAACATCAACAGCAGATGGGTTTTGTGAGAAATTAAATTCGCCTGATTTTGCTTCAAGTAAAACTTCGGTTTCGTGTATTGTTTGTGTTGCTCTATATTCTATTTCATAATTTTCTAAATCAACATCAAGTTCTGTAAATACAATTAAACCATCTGAGTAAAATATATTTCCAAAATCTTGTCTTGGAAATTGCAAACTACCAAACTGAAGTTCAGCAGTAAAAGTAATTGTATCATTTTCAAAATCAATAATAGATATAAATTCAGTATCAGTAGAAGAACCATAGGTCAAAATTGCAGCACCTGTTTCCAAATCAATTGAAGTAACTGTTAAAATGACATCATTACCATCTATCGATAAAGTCAATGTTCCATTTTCAACATCTAAACTTGTTATAACATAAGTTGGAGAAGAACTTGTCAATCTACCATCACCACTATCTATATATGTAATGTTTCTATCTGTATCTGTAATGTCTAAAGAACCTGGTTTGATTCTCTCACCAAATTTTGATTGATTTATTTTTATTACATAAATAGTATCACCAAATTCTCGTTCTTCCGCAAATGTACGATTTTTATTAGTTAAACCATAATTGTTTAATAAACCATTATCAGTATAATATTTTTTTTCAATTGATTTATAAATCAAATGAACATATACACCTTCATCTTTAGTGAATGTATCGGAATCAAACACCCCATCCTCAGAATATGCCTTTATTACCGGATAAACTGATTGGTCTGCTGTAAATCTCTTATAGACTTTAAAACTCCTATGAGATATATTTGATTTTGGTATTGATTTTAACATACGATAATTCCTCTATATAAATATATGGAAACAAAAAACCCCACCGAAGTGGGGTTGTTCATAGGTTAAGTTAGATTAAAAATCAAGTTTTACTTTGATTAATACTTCTTTATCAAATGATTTAGCAATTGGTTGTGAAGTTTTAGCTACCGCGATAAGTTCATTTGCATCAGAATAAAGTCCTACCGTTGTGATGAAAGTTTTTGGGTCTTTCTCAAAAGTAGATTCTGCAAATGTTCCATCCGAACCTGTTACGAATGAGGGGTTATTTGAATAATTAAATTCTCTGTTTGTTGCTCTTACAAAATAATGAGATGTAGAAACATTTTCAGTTCTACGAGCTTCAAATCCTGGATTGGTAGATGAACCCGCTCCTAATTTAATAGAATTCCATAGTAATTTATGGTTTTCTTGTTCAACAGTTACACTATCCGAAGGTGAAAGTTCAGAACCAACTACATTAGATATAGCGGCTGGGTTAAGTACGATAAGACCTTGGTCTGGATAGAACAATCCAAATCCTTGTCCGTTAGAAGCAGTTGCAGTATTAACAGTTGCAGCATTTTCAGTTCCTAAGTTAAGAGAACCACTTACCACATTAAACACTCTACCAGCTTTACCAACCGTATCATCGAATTTCTTACCACTATCATCAATGAAATAAGAAACACCATTAGAACCACTTAAACAAAGTGTCCAGTTTCCTGCATCCATTTTTTCTTTGTATCTTGCTCGAGCAACATTGATTACATAGATGGCATCCGAATCATGAGTTCCCGCTGCAGAAGATGAGAAAAATGTAAATTGAGAATCATCTTGTTCTAATAAAATTTGTTTGTATTGTGCGTAAGTTGCTTTTGTAGCCACTGTTGAATTATCATTATTAGCTAATGATACCGAACCACTACCCAATCTATGTCCATATGCAACTGCGAATTGTACTGATGAAGTTTCTGCGGTATTATAAACATTATAGTAATAATCTCCACTTGCAGCGGATACTTGAGCAGATGAAGTATAGAAAGTAGTTAAACTACCAGTATCTCCACTCCACAAACCAGTAGTTACCACTTCAACTTTTCCAGTTACTTGGTCAAATTCACCAAATCTTTTATAGATTCCTTGTGTTACTGAACCACCCTGAGTGGCTAATTTATCACCACCAGTCAAATAGTTATTGATAATTTGACTTAATTGTTCAGAAGTGAGGTTACCTTGATTAGCTGATAAATAATTAGCTAATTCGGTAGATAAATTTACTCCTGCTTGTCCTGTTATTTGTGCCATCTTTTATTGTTCCTCTTTATTATGTTGGTTGTACATAGGTTACCGTAACAGGAATAGTTTGTGAACCACCTGTTTCGTTACCATATACAGTCAATGTTGTCTTAATAGTAGTAGTAATATTTGGGTTAGGAATAAATGTAAATGTAAGACCCGTTTCTACTGCTGCAGTTGTTGTAATTTCATCTCCTAAGAATACTGGTACAGTTCCACTTCCAGCTCCCGCTCCTTCACCAATTACAGAACCAGCGTTTTTGTTTGAAAGAACTACTGTATATCCTGCTTGTGAATTTCCACTTGGGGATGTAGTTGGTGATAAAGCAACTTGACCTGAAGTTTGGTTCACCGAAATATTCGGAACACCAAATTCTACTTTTGGAATCTTCTTTGTTCCTTTTGGTAAAGTTACCAATTTGTATTTTAATACTTGAGTTTCATCTGGTGAAGCTTCTGTGATTGGGATTGCTCTAATTGCTGCATCATAATATGCAGAACCTTTTGGATGTGCTGGTTCGTATAGAGTGTAATCTACCTCATCATCACCCAAAGCAAACTTTGTAATGTTTAAACCTTGACCGGCTGCAAGTTTTTCTCTACCCTTTTTAGTAAGAATTGCATCTACGGTAATTGTTGAATTATCTAAATAAGCCATAATTTATTCCTCTTGTTATTCAATATATAAATATAACATTTATAATTTTTAATTATTTTCTTTTATTAATCTACCTCTAAAATTGGTTCACCACTACCTCTACCACTATCATTAACTCTAAGTGTGTTAGGATTAGTAGTAAATGTTTGTACAGGTGAACCACCATCTAAGGTAGTTCCGCTTGTTTGTTTTGAACCATTAAAGAATGAATTTTCTAATCCACTTGTTAAATCTTCTACTATTCTATAATGAGTTGAAAATGTTCCGTTTAAAGGTGTAACTTCTACAATATTACCACCTGATGTAATATCAGTTGATTCAGAACCATTTGAATCTAAAAATGGTAGTATAGTAACTTTTGTTCTATATTTTTCTACTCCAACAACATCATAAGCAACTTGGTCATTCGAACCAGTTGTTTTAGGCCAACCACTAACTTGTTGTCTTTCGTATTCAGTATAAGATTCTTTTACTTTAAAAACTTTAATTCTATCTTTAACTATATTCCCATATAAATCAAATCGTGTTCTAATAGCATGAGAACCACTACCATATAAACCAAATCCAGCCACGGCTAAATCTTCAGGACCGAATCCACCTACTTGTTGGAATGTAGTTGAGTCATAGAATGCATTTGCAGAGCCAGTTAGTTTGGCATCTATAAATATCTCAAATCCTCCCATAGTAGAGCCACTATTTCTTGTAATTACTCCACTTAAAGAAGTATCATCAAAAGATGAGTATGTTCCATCATAGTTTAAAATTTCAGTAGAAACTCTCGTATCATCCGATTCACTAATGTGTCCATCATAGAATGGAGTATCTACATTAAGTTTAGTATCTTCAGAAGCAGATACTAAAGCTAAGTATTGTGGATTGTCTGATGTTACTATTGTATCTTCAGTAGTGTTAATAACAGTTTCATGGTAATTTTCATCACCTGTTGGTTTTGTCCATTTAGTTTTACTTCTCTCTAAGATATGTGGTTCAAAAAGTAAACCTTTTGCAACTTTAGCTCTTGCTGGTACAAGGGATTCGAGTTGGTCAAACAACCCTCGTTCTATATAACGAACTAACTGAACATATTCATTGAAATTTAAATTAAATCTTTCGAAATAATAATTTCTAAATGTTTCCAATGAAGAATATGTATCATTATAATTGTCAGATGGGTCTCCTATGTAATCATCAATATTTAAAGGACCTACTGATTTTAGGATATCCATATTAATCTCTTTAATTGGAGAGAAAAATAATCCTAATTTATCAGAATCAATTGGTGATTTATCAAATGACTTTTTGGTTGAACGAGAACGATATGATAAATCAATACTTGATGTAGCCGATAATACATTTGTTTCTCCCAATTCATATTGAGACTCAAATCTTAATTTGTTATTAAGATTAAATCCACTTGAAGGAACTTTTGCGGTTACTGTTCTATCATATGGAGTATATTGATATGGATACATAGCAACACTATCAAATCCACTTGCAATTGAACCAGTACTATATGTTCTTGTTATTGATACGTTTTTAATTTCAGTATCAGTATTTCTGTTTTTTGGATATTCGAAGTCATGTCTTAAAATTAAATCTTCGGTTGACGCGGAAGGGGATGTACCATCAATAGCATCAGGTAACAAAGTATGGTTGTCAATATTTACCTCATCTAATGGAATTTTCCATAAACGAAATTCATCAACCGAACCATTAAATGTACTTCCACCAATTTTAATTTCACTACCACTTGTCCACGCTTTTGTTGTTGCGGATAATGTAGTTGATACCTCGTTTCTAATTCTTTCTTGGAATGCCTCTTTTGCATAAAGAGTAAATTCATCACCACTACTACCAGTTACTCTATTTACAACAATTTGAGTGTACTCATCATTGAAGAATGGTATTGGTTGAGTTGAAGAGGAAACAGAACCAACAGTTAGTTGGAACGTAGCCAATGAGCCGGTATCCTTTAAAACATCTAATGACCAATTAGAACCACTAATTATTTGTTGGTCTTGTCTTTCTTGAGTATTTAATCTTATTTCAACAGAGTTTGGATAATCCGATGTATGTGTTTTCCAAGGTATCGTTATGGAAGCAGACCCACTTATATTAATAGATGCAGTTCTATCCTCATAAGTGAAATTACTTGTACCGGATTGAGTAACGTCTTTTGGTCCACCGAACTCCATTACCGTTAGTAATGAAGCAGGAACACCATAACAAGACATTAAAGCATGAAGTGCTCTTTTTGTACCCTTGTGTTTTAAAAGGTATGGTAAGTTATTTAGAATTCTTCTCCAAACCTGATTTTGTCTATCTTTTCCACTTGTTAATCTTTCTACCGAAGAATCACTCGATTTACCAAAAGCATATTCCCACAAGGCCTGTGATTGAACACCTAAATCAGCATCCCAACCAAGAGATTCTAACATTTGGTATATAAACTCATCTTTAATTCCAAATTTTTGTTTATGTTCAATTTTTTTGCTTTTAGAAAATTCTTTAGTATATAACCAAAGAATATCAAAATGCTGACCTATCATGTCAAAGAACAGAACAAACTCTTGACCAACATCTTCGTTTTGAACATGAGATGGTAAGTTATTTACTAGTCTTGATGTGTTGTATTTATCATAATTTTGAGCAGAACTGTAAATCCCCTCATACCAAGCGGTAGAATCAGAATCCGTAGAAGATGATAGTGTTATCTGACCTGCACCTGGATATGTAAGACCATCAACAGATGAACTTGTGTACAACCATTTTTCAAATGCATCAAAACCAAGTGTTACTTCATTTTTCTTTCGTTCTATTCTATTTTTTTCGTTTAATAAAGATATAGAAGATGTGAAATCAGAACCAGATGTAATCAATTCTAATTTATTATCATAAAACTCAATAAGTTCTAATTTATACCAAAAGTTTTGTACCCTTTCCGATGCAGATGAATATTTTACAAAATTATTCCATGCATAAGTTTCACCCGATTTTTGGTAAACATATCCTGTTTCTTCTGAACCAACTAATGAAACAGATTCAGAAACAAACTGTATGTCTAATTTATCTAAATTAAAACCAGAAGAACTAACTATTTCATTAATAATATTAGTTGAGGTTGCAGAACCACTTGATATTAAATCATCGTAAATTTGTAAACCAACATTATCAACAAATTTATCATTTAAATTTGGTTGTAATACAATACAATCGTCACCCCCCTCGTCAATTACTGTTATTTGTTCAATAATTGGTATTGATTCTATTTTAGAAATCCAAACTTGTTGGTTTGGTTGTATATCTTTTGGTAATGGTTCATAAAGTTTTAGTACAAGAGTTTTTACTTCTTTTACTTTTTCTTCTCTACCCGTCATCTCATCAACAACTCTATATTCAGAAAAAGTTTCTTTATCAATTCCCCATGTAGATATTAACTTATTATCCGCATCTCCTATGTGTAATATGTGAGTTAGATATTTTGAAGATTGATTTTTTAGAATATCGGTATTAAATTGTTTCTTAATTGATTCCCTAATATCTCTTACAACATCTCCTCTACGAAGTTTAAGATTACCTTTATCAAAATTAATTAAAATTTCTTCTTCCTTACCACTTACTGTTTGGTCACCTTGGTCGTTATATGGAATTAAAATTAATTTAAATTGTACAACATCAGTATCTTCCGATAATCTATCTTCTGCTTTTTTAAGAACATCTGATATGTTTAATGTCAAAGAACCCTGTGGGGATTTTTTAGAAGCCAATCCATTGGAATTTGATTTTTTACCAACATAAACATCTACCCAATCAGTATTAACAGAAGCCCAGTCTATTCTAAAATCAACATCATACCCTTGGAAATCTTTACCAATAATATTCTGAGGATAAGTAATATGGGTAATGTCAGGACCAGGAAGTGTGGTTTTTTGTAATACATTTAGAACAACCTTACCCACATCACCACTACCACCATCTCCAACTGGTTGTAAATACGCAGTATATTGACCCGCTCCGTTTGGAAAATCGGAAGGTCTTAACGTTAATGAACCACGAGTACCTAAAGTTCTTTTAACTTTTCCTAAAGTGAAATTTACTGATTTTGCGTTTGTAGTATTCCAACTAATATTAACACCACTATCATTTAAATTATAAGAGGTTGATGATGGTGATACTGATATAGATGGTCTTGATAATTTTACAGTTGCACCTGAAGCTCTTCTTATAATTGGTTCACTTGTAGTTGGTTCTAAAATTGTTTCCAAAGTATCGTTAACATCACTAATTACAGGTGAGGCTTTGGTTACAGGAGGAGTATCCCAAATAGAAGTATCAAATTCTAAAATAACCAAATCACCATCTTTATCATATGTTTTTTTAGAATTGAATACACCATTAATATACTTATCAACATAAACCACCCATTTGGTAGTAGGATATCCACCTATGTTACTAACTTGTCTACTATATACTTTATAAGATTCTTTTGTTTTTTTACCACTCTCCCTTATATCATATGTTAGAGTACTAGAAAGCTCCTTGACATTATATATTTTAGTAGTATTATTATTTAAAGAACCATTAATATGAACGTCTCCCCTAAAAAGACTTCTCCTTATGAGAACATTTACTTTTATATCATATGGTTTAGAAATAATGGAAATGGCGTTTGTTGTACCTCCACCATATATTGCTTGTAGGTTTTGTATTCCTCTACCAACTCCACTTAAATCGCCCATTTGTTCTCTAAGAGAAGTTGCAACATCAACAGCAATATTACTTCTTTCTAAATTATATGATAGTTTTTCAAATGCCTCGCTATATGGATTTGTAATACTGATATTACTACCAAGATTAGCAATACCACCAAGGTTGAGCCATGTACCGGTCACATCTGACCAGGTCCATTCTCCTACTTTTTCTCCATTAAAATTACCCCTGCGGTTTGGTGCTGCCATTTTTTATTCCTATTTAAAATCTATCTTTTAAAAATCTTTTTTGGGATGTAACTATTCTTTCATTAAACAAATTCGGTTCTTCAGTCAAAGGACTTCGACCACTATTCAAGGCGGTAGCTCTACCACTTACTGTTGTAGTATCACTAATTGGATTTAAAAATCTAGAACCAACTGATATTGGTGTGTTTACTACCGGTGGTGTATAAGTTACTATCGGAGTTGACTGTTCCTCTAAAATAGCAGCTAATGGTCCATAATCACCAGTATCATATCTTTCTCTCAATCCCGTTCTATCTAAACCACCTGGTTCTGACAATACCTCTCTTGTAAACTCAACCGAATCATTTAATATGAAATCAGGGTCAACCTTTGGTTTTGGTATTACCACTGGTTTAGGTTTTGGTTTTGGTGGTATTACCACTGGTTTAGGTCGTGGTTTGGGTTGTAATTTAGGTTGTGGTTTAGGTTGTGGTTTAGGTTGTGGTTTTTCAATAAAAACACACAATCCCTCATCATGTATATCTGCATCAGGATTATAATTTGATGCCGATGGGTTCTTACATCCAACTATTTTAGCGGATACTGAGGATGGTATTGTAGATGTATATTTGGAATTACTTGTTACTGTTTTTAATATATCATTTACCTTATCTAAACTTTCTTGTTGTTCTATGGTTAAAGAATTTTCAGAACGAACATTTCTTTTTGGCAATGAATATTCAACACAATTACCTACTATATTAATAATATCATATAGAATATTATTTACATCAGTACAAATACCTTTTGTATTTCCTAATGGTTGGCCGTAGTTATTAGATAAAATATTAGAATCTCTATTTTGTTTATAATAATTAACAGATTTTATAAATCTATCCCTTATTTGTTGAATTAACAAATCAAAACTTTCTATTTTAAATTCATCTCTAATTAAACTAATGTAAGATTGTCCAGATTTAACATCCCCCTTAGAAATTAAAAAATCTCGTATAACCTTTTCTACATCAAATTGTTCAACAAAAGAATCGATAAAAGGAGATAAATCTGAGTAAAATGTTTTTTCATTTATAAAACAATTATATCTTTCTTCCAAATCAGAATTCGGTTTACCAGTTTTATCATCAATTGTTGGCAATACTCTTATTTCAGTTCTAGAGGGAGCAATTTCATGTATCCACACTTTATCATTCTCTCTATCTTCAGAACCGAGCCTTCTATTTAAGAGAGATATTTGAGTCTTGAAAACACCATTCTTATATCCAGCTTCCGTAATTAGTTTTTCAGTATCAATAAAGAACTCATCGGAATCGTTTGATTTTAATGTTGTTTTATTTTTTTGAACTTTACCAAAGTATTTCTTTTCAGAATCATCGTTGTATTCTATGTACCTTACATATTTACCACCACTTGATTCTTGAGGTAATATGTTATCATTTGAATCATATATGACAAACTCAATAATATCTCCTATATTCATACCAAAATAACCCTTGGAGACTTCTCTCTCAAAGATTTTTCTATCACTATCATTGACAAAATATCCTTTGGTATTTTCTATATTTTTAAAATTACTAATTGCCATCTATTAACTTTTCTCCGAACCAGCAGCACTTCGTGTACTACCTTGTGTAAAATCTTTATTTAATCTTTGTACCTCTTTAAACATAATAGCTGATATAGTGTGTTGTTCTCCACTTGGAGAAGCGGTTATTGTAACTGTACCAGGTATTTCTTGTTTTCTCTTAGACGTTCTTGGTCCTTTTGACCATTGAACTCCTATATAACCTTTACCAGCTTCATTTCCTTCTCGTGGCTGAACTGTAATTGGTCCTCCAACTCTTAACCATGAAACATTACTTGACGCAGTAAACGTCTGTGGTTCTTCTTCATTGAAGTTATAAACGTTAATAGCGGTTCCTTGAACAACTCTAATATCATTCTTATTATTTCTAGTCCATATTTCAAGATAAAGTTGTTTATCTTGTTTTTTAATTTCAGACTGAGGTAGTTTCCAACCTGTATTTGTTTTTTGCTCATATGTTCCAACTACACCTTCAAGGGCTTCAGATGCAGCTTGTCTAACTTGTTCGGCTTCTACTTGTGCTTGTAACTGACCAATTATCAGGTTAAGAGATTTTAATTGTTCTCTTAGAGTTTCTTTCTGTGCTCTTAAACCTTCTACTTGTGCTTTTAATGATACCCTTTCTATTGCATCTCGTGTTCCTTTTACAATAGCGTTTGAAAAATCTTTTAATAAATCTCCATATCTTTGATTAGCAGACTGTGCCTCATTTTCCGCAGTTGAGGTTCTTAATTGTAATGAATCGTTTTCTATTTTAAGAGCCTCATTCTCAGCTTCAAGCTGTGCAATTCTTGATTCTAATTCACTAACTAAGTTTTCTAATCTTGATATTTCAGCTAAGGCTTCGTTGTATAATCTTCTTAAATCTTCATATACAGGTCTTGGAACTACATCAGGTTGTGGTTTCTTTGGAGGTCCAATTAATTCATCAACTTTAGTATCAACTGCCTTTATTAACTCTTCTTCGTTATATTTTGGTTTTTCAATTCTACCAGTCTGCTCCCCATCTCTTTCACCTTTTAAGTGTGTATATGGAGCTTGTCCACCTTCTGATTTTCCAAGAACAATTGTTTTAGAACCTTGCACAAAGGTATGATTTCCAGTGATACTATCTTTTGATACGATAGCTCCGGAACCACTACTTATGAGTTCATTAATTCTAAATTGATTATCAATTGCCATTTATTATTTCTCTATTGTGAAAGTTAAATCCTTATCTTCGAAATATTCGATTACACCATTTCTATCTACTTTAATTTCAATATAATAATCTCGTTGATATTCCCAATTTGTTAAATCGAGTTTAAAGAAGTTACCATTTGAATCACACGAAACTTTTGTATAATCTCCAAACGGTACAATCACATCTTCTGTTACTATATCTTTTATTTGGTAATAAGTAGATGATGGTAAATATTTTACATCTGTGTAAGAGTATTGATTGGTGTATGTTTTGAGAGGATACTTCTCTCTACCGAAAACTCTGATTTCAGGTTTACTTCCACGCTTGTATCTGGTCTTTAATCTTTTGAATGTTACATGAATATCATCAGCGGTAAGTTCTGTTAAAGAGCCAGTAGAGAACGAAGAATCATCCCAACCAATTCTTAATTTAGGTTGGTAAATAGTATTTGTTTCTTTTGAAAAGAATTTTAATTGACCATAATCATCTGTATCATTTTCTACTGCAGAATCGTGTTTTAAAATCCAACCTTCATTTGGAATTGAACCACTTAACCAAGTATTCATTGGTTCTAATACATCCATTTCAATATCAGATGTTTCGTATGAGAATGATTGTGTTGCAACCGAACCAGTGTACCAAACACCACCCTTACCATTGAATGAACCAGAAGTTCCTTCGGCGAAATCATTACCCAACCAATTGTCAGTTGTTGTTCTTTTATTCCAAGAAACTCCATCTGTTGTAATATCATCAAAGCGAGTTCCAATTCCCATATCCCATGATTGAGAAACTTGATATGCATAAATTGTATAATCCAACGGAATTTCACTTGATTCACACTCTCGAAGGATTAATTCGGCAGATGACATGGTTACCTCACCACTTGTAATTAAAGTTGATAATTGAGTTGTATCAAATTTAATAAGTGAATGAGCAACATCTTTTAAGTTTCCATAATAAGTTTTAGAAACTTCTAAGATTTCATCCAAGCCAGTATTCTGAGTTGGTTGTTGTAAGTAAATCGTTGCATCTTTGGATGCTGTTACAAAGTGATACATTATACAACCCTCCCCTTTATGTCCTTATCAGGAAATTTTAATTCAAATACCGATGGGTCAAGTGATGGGTAAACTAATTTGTTTTTAGTTGCCGCTGAAATATTATATTTAACATTTGAATAATTTCCACCACATTTATTAGTAACGTCACATTTTGGAACAGATTGTACTCCCTCAACTCCAGCAATTACCAATTCTAATTCAGATAAATTTATAGGTGTATTGAATCCCCAATTATTAATATTAAAAAATTGTTTTATTTCTCTTATACAAGAGGTCATTACTTGTCTATTATTATATCCACTATACACTCTTATTTCAAAATCAACTCCAATATTTATTATGAATCCATCTAAAATATTTAGTCCATCAGTTAAAAGTCTATACTCACCTAAATAAGTTTTTACGTTTTCTTTAACTGCTCTGTTTAGATTAGTTAATTTGTTATTATTATCATATCCAAGTAGATATAAATTGATAGCAAATGGGTTATTTTTTTCATCTAAGTTAGATTTTTTACCAACTAAAAATTTATTTATTTCTTCTTGTATTTGTGATTCTGATAAGTCTTTTTCTTTTAAAGAAATAACCAAATCAGAAAATTGTTGTAGGGATTGTGGATTTGATAATATTGAGGAAGGAGAATTATTATCCAACTCCCCATCAGGTGCACAATATGCCTTTGCAACACCACCATATTTTCCAGGTAAAGACAGTACTCTTACTTGATAATCTTTACGAGTTACCGCTCTATTTTGAGAACCAAACATTGCTAATGAATTCTCTCGTATCTCATTTATAGTTTCAGGACCTCTCCCACCTGTTGCTGGAATTTCGTTGTCTACTGCAACCGAGGATTTGCAAAATTTATATAAACTCAATTCACTTGGTGTGAATATACCGTCATCATCATCATAAGAAATTGATTCTATTTTAACAAGTTGTCCTTTGGATACATTTGAATCAATCCCACCACCAACTAAATATGAAATTGTCATAGTTCCACTTGGGGATTGACCATATGATTTTGTTTTTAAAAAGTTTGATGGGTCAAATGAGTCATTTAATCTATCAATAGAAGAATTCAATCCCAAACCAACATTTTTAAAATTAGGTATTAAAGTTTCATCATCAGAAGCGGTTCCTCCTCCAAATACTATTGATGTTGTATTATCAGGATTTATTTGTTTTACAAATCTTCTTGAAGTCTTTAATACTTTTAATATGTTTGAAACAGAATCTTTAAATTGAGATAAGTCTTTGTCATATTGTTCTGTATTTGGATAATCTATATAAACCGATTCTTGTGCAAGATAAGGAACTTCATACCACTTGTTTCCATTTGAATCTCTAACATCATGAATGTTGATTATATTAGTTTCACCAAGAGTGAATGTTTGAAATGAATCAGAAGCGTTTGCAGTAACTTCTACTGTTTTTAAAAGACCAGACAAAGCTTTAACCTGTTTTTTTACAAGATAGAATTCAGGTTTTCCATTTTCATCTCTTTGATAAATTGAAATTTCTCTATCATAAGATTCATTAAAATCAACCAATTCAGAAGTCCTAAATGTGACTCCACTTTCAGTTGATTCTACCAACATACCTTCTTTTATTCTCAAGTAAAATCTACTATCAGGTTCGTATTCTGTATTTTGACCACTTTTAAGTTTACTTGGTACCAGTTGATATACAGAAATAGTTGTAATCGCTGGTGATGTAACTTTTGGTTTATATCCCATTATGTTTGATAAGGCCACTATGTTCTCCCTATCAGTTGCGGTTGTTATAAAAGATTCTTTTAAAGTATCATCTATATAATAAGAAAGTACATCACCTAAGTAAGATGCCATTTCTATAAACATCATACCTGGTGATGATTCATTAAAATCTGTATATGTTTGTGGGAAATACGTTTTGGCGTATTCAACAAGATTATCTCTAAATTGATTAAAATCTTTATTAAGATAATTTATATTTCTACCACTTGTATTATTTCTTGCGTTTAAAGCCATTTTTTACCCCTGAAACGTTATTCCTAATGTACTTATTTGTTCGTCTGTTCCAACCTTAAAAGAAACCTCTAAACCAACTTGGTTTTTATCTTTCATTTCATCAGTCGCTTCTATTGTTATTTCATCAATAGTAATATAAGGTAACCAAAAACTAACACTATCAGTTAGTGTAGTTTGTATATTTGTTTCAAAATCTTCATCAATTTGACCAAATAAAAGTTCGTGTAATCCTGTTCCAAATTCAGGTTGCATTACTCTCTCACCTTGTCTTGTTAGTAACAAATTACGAAGATTTGATTTAGCAGCTTCAAATGAAGTAAATGTTTGTTCAAACATAACATTACCTCTTTTTGTTGGCGATGAAATGCCATATGCATAAGAGTCAAACTCTTCTGTATCTAATACAACTTTTCTACCTAACTCGTAAGCCACTTATTATCCTCCACATTGGCACTTCCCACATCCACATTCACCATAAGCCTTTTTCTTTAAACTTTTGGTAAGTGTAAATACAGAAACACCTAACATTACTAATATGATTAAACCTTCAATCATTATCTTTTAAATCTTTTAACTAATTCAGAGTTATCTCTGTTTAAAACTCTATCTAAAGCTGGTAATCCTGTCTGAACACCCAATCCACTTTTTTTAGCTCCACCACTTGTTTGTAGGTCACCATAACCCATTTGTGATGCCATTGAAGCTCTCATTCCATCTAAACCAGCTCCTGCTCCTCCTTGAGTAAACTCAACTGTTTTATCCATACTTTCATTTACTGGTTGAAATGAATCTAATACAGATTTAACTTGTGTTCCACCCGCTCTTTGTTCTTTAGTGAATGGTTTTGTTTGATTTAGAACTTCATTTAACGCTTCATTTTTAGTGAATTGTCTTTTTGGTTGTTCTTGTCTTTCATTTTGTAATACTTGATTTGCCACTTCAAAGGGGTCTACTTCTTCACTCACCACATTTGTTGGTGTGGTTTTTTTCAAAGTTTTCATTTTACCTTTAACGGCTTCATCAAGTATTGCTGGAAATTGTTCTTTAAGAAACTTTTCATGTTTCTTTGCTACTTCAACTTCCACTAGTGCTTTTATTACTTTTATAAGTTGTTTGTTATCCATTTTGTAAAATTTCCTTTTATCTTAATATAAATATATCTTTGTTAGTTTTATGGTAATTGATATCCAGTCAGAGTTACAACACCAGGAGATGGTGGTAATAATGGAAAACCAGGATATAATGATGTTGTAGATACAATTGCTTGAACTGTTGTTAGGTGTGTTGTTGCATATGCAATAAATAAATCTAAAAATTTACCACTATCATCTGTTGGGAATTCTGGTGGTGTTTCTGGCCAAGTACCCGCATTAGAAACCACTGCCGTTGTTGCTGCTATATTTTGAAATGAACCTACGGCTGGAATCGATGGTGGTATTAATTGTAAGGTTGCTCCACCCCAATATCCCAATACTGCCTTACCTAAATCTTTTATGAAAGTATGTCTATCTTTTTTAGTCAATGCTATTGAACAAGCAAGAACTACCATAGTTTCCATTAACTCTTTATTTCCTTTTTGAATTGGAAGAGGAAACCCACCAAAACCACGAGTAACAACAGAACCAGTAATCATTGCAGAATCATATGCCTGAGTAAATTGTTTGGCAAAATCTTCTTTGGATTTTACTCCATTCGGATTACTCATATAAGCATTCATAATGGATTTAAAACTATTCCAAGACATCTTTTACTCCGTAAAGTTTAAAGTTGATAGAGCATCTCTAAGTTTAGATTTAATATCATTAAAGGTTGCTCTGTTATTCGGTCCTAATGCCGTTGGTCCTGATGGTGTATTGAAAGTTTGTTGATTTATTGCATCTATAAGTTGAGTAAGTAAATCTACAAGAGTGTTACCTCTAACAATCGCTTCATTGGTATTATCAGTATTAAGTAAGATATTGCCATTACCTGTATTTACTGAAAAATTCCCATTGTTTCTATCAGTAGTAATATTTACATCATCACCAAAATCTAAATCAGCACCACCATTACCATTATCTATCGTAAACTTACCATCTGATATAAATCCATAATTTCCTTTTGAGAAGAAAATCATCTCTTGTGATTTAGCAGATAAGATAATTCTTTCAGATGATAACAACATTTGGTCAAATCCTGTATATTCTTGTGGTAATTCAAAGTTAATTGGATTTGTTTCAAAATCAGACGAACCACCATCATCAACAGTGCCAGGTTGAAAATCGATTTTATATTTGTTAGATGAAAGTAATATCGTTGAACCATCTTTATTTACATCTTCTTCAACAGAATCAAATCTTTTTAATTTAGATAAACTTTCAGAGTTTTGTCTATTTCTTATTATAATAGTTGGTGACAATTCTTCATCTTGATTATTGTATCCACTAAATCTAATAGATTGTCCAAATCTAGATTCAATTATTTTATCACCTTCATATTTTAATAATCTATTTACTTGGGTAGGTTCAAAATACTTACCTATTTTTTCATCATTATCTGTTGCAGATGATTTTGAAGTACCAGTAGAGGAGGTTGATGAATAGTCACCAGATGGAGATTCTTTTTCATCTGCCTTAAAACTTCTTGTTGTTTTCCCTTCAAATGCATTTCCAACATTTAAGTCGGTTGAATTTAATCGTTTGTAATATAAACTATTTCCTAACTTTATTAACTCAACTTCTTCATTTTTTAAAGGAAGGTCCTCGTCTGTATTAAAAGGGGGAATTGGTTCTCCTGTATATTTAAAAGAAGATTCTAAACTTTTAGTTTTTTTAACAAGAACACATCCAACAAATCTAGTATCTTTACTAGTGGAAAAATTATCAGTATCATTTATTGATAAGTCAGGAGAAGTATCATCATCTAATATAACATCTATAACTATTCCAGTTACACTACTAGTTCTGCTCTTTTTATTTGTTGATTTATTTTTATAGGACTGTACTAATATTTCTTTTGCCATGTTACTTACCTACCTTTTGTTTTAATTCTTCTATTTCGTTTGTAAGTTCATCAACCTTTAAATCTTGTTCATCGGCCACTTCTGCGATGGTTTCATCTAATTGTTTTAGAAGTTGTTCTTTTTCTTCATCAGAAAGGAATCCACTATCTCCTTCTGCTTTGTGTTGTGCACCAATGATACGTTGAGCAATTGCTGCCATCTTGATTAAAGCATCATCGTTCTTTACTGAGGTATCAACTAAATCTTTGATGATTGGTCCAATAACTGCCATATCACCTGCGTGTCTGATTACCTTCTTCATTTCAGCAATCAGTTCTGAGATTCTTTGTTTCTTGTTTTGTTGGTTATCGTAGATATCCTTGAACAATCCACTTAGATTCTTTCCTGGAAATAATTCAAAATCTGTACTCATGATTTTTATACATTATGTTGTATATAAATATACTGAATAAAAAAACCTCACCGAAGTGAGGTTTTTATCCAACGCGCTTATGGAAGTTGAGTCCTTATGATTTGTTTTTAAGGATGTGGTATAAAATGAATGCTCCTACTAAACCAAGTAGTCCTTCATTACTCAATCCACCCAAAATACTCATTAGATTATCTACTACTGAGTTATCTGGCCAGAAAGGAATCGTTGCACCTTTGAATAGTACTTCTAATACTACTCCAAGAGCGATGATACTTATACCAATTTCTGTTAATGAGTTAGCCCAAGAGCCAATCTTTTTTAGAAATTCCATAAATTATCTCCTTTGTTTTGGTTAAGCAATCTATAACTTTTTCATATTACAAAACATTGGGATATCCATCAAATAACTATGAAAAGTCCATAAAAAAATTAGCTAATATATATGGAATCCTCAATTATCGTTTGTATTTAATAAAATATATATGAAAAAAAACCCACCGAGTTGGTGGGTTTTAGATTTTAGTTAGATGCGATTCTTTCTTCTAATCTCGCAATCTTTAATTCTAATTGTTTGATTTTGATTTGTTCTGAGGTAAACTTTCTACCATCTTTTAATTCAATCCAAACCATTTGTCCATTGTCATACTCGGCAGATGCATAGTGATGTTTCCATATACCATGTCTTAACCATTTACCATCTTTCTTGATGAAGTAACCTGTTTGACAATCTTGTTTGTACTTTTTTATTTCTCCTTCTGAAGTTTGGGAGAAAATTGGTGTACTAAATAGTGCTAATAAAAGAATACACACTATCTTAACCATTTTTACTAAAAGTAAATGTTGTGTTCTCATAGGTATTCCTCTTTATTATAAATACACCAATGTTAAGAAAATGTTATGTAATGTTAATTTAGTGTTAAGTTAAAGTGGAATTTATATAAAAAACCAAACCCACCTATTGGTGGGTTTCTATCGAATCATTTTGAATTACGATTAGGGTATCATATGGATGCTAGTAGTGTTTCTAAACTAACGAACTTTAAAAGTTTTTTCCATCCCTTCTATAATCATAAATATCTTATAAAATCTTTTTCTTTATAATATAATTGTGAATTACTAAAGTATCCATTTCACAATCTAAGAAAGTTTCGATTGCAGTTCTTGGGTCTAAAACCATTGTTTGGTCTTTTAAATTGAATGAAGTGTTGAGAACTATTGGATATCCATTATCTTTGTGAAGTTGTGTGAGAAGTTCGTAGATTCTCTTATGTTGTCTTTTGGTAACTGATTGAATTCTTGCAGAACCATCAACATGAGTGATTGCTGGTAATTTAGATTGATGCTCTTCTTTTACCTTTACCACTTGATTCATATAAGGAACTTCTTTTTTATAATCAAAGTATTTTGTTTGTTCTTCTAACTTTACCATTGGAGCAAAGGGTCTGAATCCTTCTCTCTTTTTAATTACTCGATTTACCCTTGATTTCATTTGTGGGTCACATGGATTTGCTAAAATAGAACGATTTCCTAATGCACGAGAACCAAATTCCATTTTACCTTCAAACCAACCTACTACATTTCCTTCTGTGATTTCTTTTGAGATTAAAGGAATTATTTCTGAATGTGATTTCTTTTCGAACCAAACATCTACATCCATTTCTTCTAAAGCCTTTTCTACATCTTCGTTTTTGTAGTGAGGACCAAGATAAGGAGTTGTGTTATCTACCTTTTGAGTTCCCCCCATTTCGAAATAAACATGAAGTGCGGCACCGATAGCAGAACCAGCATCAGATGGAGCAGGTGGAATCCAAACATTCTTAAAGTTTGATTTCTCTAATATCTTTCCATTTGCAGTTCCATTGTATGCACATCCACCACTCAAACATAAATTGTTAGATGAACGAACTGCGAATAATCTATTTACTAATCTAAAGAATAGAAATTCGTATTCGTGTTGTAGAGTTGCTGATAAATCTTTGTGAGGTTGATTTAAATTATCTTCAGGTAACCGATTTGGAATACCCAAGAGTTGTCCCAACTTCTCGTTAAACATATGAGTATCTGACCAATCATATGTAAAGTATTCCATATTCAGTTCGAATCCACCATCATCTGTGAGGGTATATAGTTTCCTAAATTTATTAAGAAACGTTTTTGGGTCACCATATGGAGCCAAACCCATAACTTTGTACTCACCTTCGTTTGGTTTGAAACCTAAGAAAGCAGTAAAGGCTGAATATAACATCCCAAGTGAATGTGGGAAGTTAATCTGTTGTATTTTTGAAATCTTATTTCCTTCACCATACCAAAGAGTGGTTGTTTCCCATTCACCAACTCCATCTACCGAAAGAATAGATGCTCTATCATATGGAGATGTGTAAAAGGAATATGATGCGTGTGAAAGGTGGTGGTCTGAATAAAATATATTTACGTTGGTATGTGTAATACCATAAATTTGTTTTTCAAAAGTATCGTATTTTATTTTATTTCTTTTTAGAATTTTACCACGATTAAAATATTGAGATATAGGTCCTCGTTTAAGAGATTTTTGTATTCTATCTAATTTGGTTTTGGGATTATCATAGAAAGCAACTGATTCTATATCCTCACCTTCTATTTTGAATTCTTTGTATAACCATTGGATTGTATTAATAGGAAAAGATGAATCGTGTTTTATACCAGTAAATCTTTCTTCTTCTACCGCTCCTAAAACTTTTCCATCTTTAATCAGTGCAGCTGCACTATCGTGATATCCACACGATATTCCTAAAATATAACCTTTCATTTTTTTCTATAAAAATTCGTTATCTAAATATGGGTTCTCACCCTCATCTTCTTGAGTTGGTTTTTGCCAAAATGGTTTTCTATTTGGTTCTTTAAACTCACCATGTTCAAGATACTCATTTAACATTTTTTTCTGATGTTGTTTCATTACATTTACAACTTTGGTGATGTAGTGAGTTTTACAATCAGTCATCTCTCTTATAAGTAGGTATAGATGTTTTTTATTAAAGTTTTCTATATGGTCACTTCGTCTAAATAATTCTAATACGGCATCAGCAATTTGTAAATCTCTTTTCTTTGTAAATACGGAGTTTAAATTTCTATCCCAATATGCAATCATCATATATTTAAATTCTTTAAACTCATTATTCTCTTGTACTACTTCAAAATCATTTTCAGGATTCCAAGTTTCTGGCATCTCTGAAAGAAGTGAATTTTGTTTCCACCTTTTATAATTTCCATTATTTTTTAAGATAAGATGGTTTTTTGCAATAATAGTAAAGTATGAAAACGCTCTCCCCTTACCTTCTTTAAACATATGCATTTTTTCTACCATTGTAGAAACTACTTCTGTTTGTATATCTTTCTTAGGAACATCAAAGTAAGTAAATTTAAATGTGTTTAAAACATTTTCTGCAAGTTTTTCAAAAGGATATTTAATTCTTGTTTCGTAAATCTTAGACCTTTCTGCTGGGTCTTTTGATTTGTTGTATTCTATGATTGCTTCTTGTGCAGGAGTACCAAAATATATTTTGGATTTTTTTCTTCTTTGTTTGGCCATATTATAGGTCGTTGTTTAGTTCTTCAACTACTTTTTTTAATTCTTGGAAAGTTACACCAACTTCATCATCTTTTTCAAAGGCTTGTTTGAAATCTAATTGTCTCATTCTATCAAGTGATGCTTCTACTTTATTCTTTACGAAATCATTGGTTTCAACTAATCTATCTTCCAACTGTTCGTTCTGTCTAAGTAGGTTTCTAACACCTACCAATAATATAACATTTGTGATAACCGAAATACCAATAATGATATTATAGGTTGTAAATAGTTCTAACATATTAATCGATATTTATTTCATAACCGCTAAATAAGGTAAGGTATCTTGTAAGTTTTGTACCATTGCCATCTTTAAATTCTTTTCCTTCTTTAAGGAATCTTTTAACATTACCAGGTCCTGCAAGATGTGCAGCTGCTAAGATACCACTTTCGGTAATTATAGTACCATTGATTTTTTTACCATCCCAATAATTTATATACTTCTGTAAAATTTTCTTATTGTGATTTAGTAAATCTAACATTGCTCTTTCTTGTAGTATTGGTGAATTCAAAAACTCTTTTTTTGTTATATCGTAACCCAATGATTTAAGAGTTCTTCTTCCAAATTGATATTTTCCCATATATCCCCATTTGTTCACAACATCGTATCGGTTTGATGATTCTCTCATTCCGATTGCATCTAAGAACATTTGTGTTTGGTCAATTTCAATTTTGATTGGTTTAATTTCAATAGTAGGTTCTATCGTTACTATTGGTTTTGCTTTGAGGATTGTTGTTTCAACAGAATCTCTCATTATATAACTTGTAAAACTCATCAGTATTAATGATATAAGGGATACAAGTCCTATTACATTATATTTTTTCATAGTTTCTCCTTTTGGGATAATACTTTTACAAAGATACGAAAAATATCTTATATATCCAAATAAATATTAAGTTATCTTAACATTCACCAATTGGACCGAAGTACATTCCCTCCATTAGACCCTCATCAAATGCATTATTAAACTCATCTTCAACTGAGATTTGTATCTTAGTTGGTTTGAGTTTTTTTGTTAGTTCTTTTAACTCGTCTTTTCGAGTTTCTATATTATTGTAAATGAGATTTTCTAACTCATCATGTGTAACCACTTCTTTACTAATCAACAATTCACAGAGGGTTTCAATAACTGCTGATTGAGTAAATAGGCGTTCATTCAAATTCTTGATTGTTTCTTTTGATGTTAAGTTCATCTAATAATTCCTTTAATGTGTTTACATCTTCATCACCGAAAACCAAATCTCCAAATGATTTTTGGATAGATTTTTCTTGATATCCCATAGCAGATGCCATTCTTACACACATAACTTTAAACTCATTGATATCCATATCATCTGGTACGGTGAGTTCAATTTCTTTTGCTTCTCGTATATCTTCTACGAGTTCATCTGTATATCTAAATATAAGTTTTCCCATTTTTACAAATTTTTTAGAGGATTTCTGCTCCTTGTGAAAGTAAAGGTTGTGCCTTTTTATACTTCATAAATTCAGTATCTCCATTAGCAAGTTTTACCATTACTCTATCGTTTCTACCATACTTTTTAGTTGATACAACTGTTGTTGTATATCTTCTGATTTTATCGGTGATTAGAACCCCATTAAGGTGGTCTAGTTCGTGTTGTGCACAAACACACTCTAATAACCCCTCATCTGAAAAGAATTCATTAGAATCCTTCCAAGGTTCTTTTTGGTCTGGTGAAAAGATAACAGTTCCTAAATTATCACACTCAACTGTAAATGATTTATGTCTTACAGTCTTGACAGGTTTCTTCATTGTTTTATCTAATGATAAACATTGTTCTACATATGCAACGGTATCTTTTGATACTTCTGTAACGATTGGGTTTATTAGTACCAAAGGTTCTTTTACATTGATTACACAGGCACGAACATCTAAACCTATTTGGTTTGCAGATAATCCTATACCACCATGTTTTGTAAGTTCTGTTAATAGAGTTGTTGATATTTCATCAATCTGTTCTTGAGTCATTGGTTTTGGTTCCAATGGTTTTCTCAACTTATTTGGGTCTTTAATTAGCCTCATCGAATAAATTTAATTGTGTTGTAACTTTTTTTCTTGAAGAAACATCTTCACCCCACCCACGAACATAAACAGTTTTACCTCCATCTGGTGATTCAAAGATTTTTGCATCTTTCATTTTTTCTTTTAGAGTATCAAAGTTCTCTCTACCTTTCCAATAGAGTTCTCTAATCTTCCCACCCAACTCCATATCGTTGGGATAATCTTTTACTAATTGTTCTATATTCATTATTCTGCAATATTTAAATACTTTTCTAATAACCAAGATGAAGATTGTACTTTTTCTCCCAATCCCCATACTGAATCAATTCCAAATCCATTACAAGTATCATTTTCTGGTGTTGTAGTTTCTGTTCTATCACCACCATTACCAAATGCCATTACACCTTTTGGTAATTCACCATTTTCTTTGATATATTTTAATCTAGCTTGTTCTATGAAATCAATTGCAGTTTTATCTTCGTAGTCTTTGGGATTCATTATATAAACCCAATCAACATTTTTAAGATTACTCATTATAAAATGTCTTTCTTTTTCGTTCATAAATGCTTTACCTTTTTTCTGTTGTAACCATCTATCGTTATTAAGACCAATCCAAACTTCATCAGCAAGTTCTTTGGCATTATTAATACATTCGATGTGTCCTCTATGAACAGGGTCAAATCCTCCACTAATTAAAATAACTTTATACTTTTTCATTTATTATAGTTTTGTTATACAAAGATACGAATAATTTTTTATATTTCCAAATTTATTTCCAAGAAAATCCTGCACCCATATGTCCAAACTTTGCGGTTTCTGCAAAGATTGGTTTTCTTAAATCTAAAAATTCGATAATTCCTTTTGGTGATAAATCATATCCTTCGATTGGAGTTTCTACTCCATCGATTACTGCAGTTGCCTGAAGTGGTTGGTCATATCCAATTGCATAAGCGAGTTGAATGAATACTTCTTGTGCTTCTTGATTTTGTTCTAAGATATCTACTGCAACTCTACGAGCCATGTAGGCAGCACTTCTATCAACTTTGGTTGAGTCTTTACCACTAAACGCACCTCCACCGATTGGGATACGAGGACCATAATTATCTACTGCAAGTTTTCTACCAGTTAATCCTGCATCCGCAGTAAATCCTCCAATGTTCCAATCACCCGCAGGATTACAATGGATTTCTTGTAAAGTGTATTGTGGGTATTCTTTGAAGAAATCGGTTACCAAAGTGTATAGTTCAGTAGTGGGTGCTTTCTGAAAAGAGGCAACTGCTCTGATTCTATTTCTATCTAAAGTGATTTGAGTTTTACCATCAAAAGGAAACTTCTCAAAAATGAATTTGTTGAGTTCTCTTGCAAGGAAATATTCTTGTGGTAGTAGTTGTTCGTTTTCTCTACAAGCATAACCAGTCATAATTCCTTGGTCTCCTGCACCACCAGTATCAACTCCATTTGCAATCTCTGGTGATTGTGAGTTAAGGTTTATAAGAACGATAACATCATCCTTCACAATTTCTTTAACTACTTCGGTAATTTTTTCTTCAGATACATTTGCATTTGAAGTAACTTCTCCTGTTATATAAACTTCACCCATACCACCACAAGTTTCAATTGCTACTCGTGAGTTAGGGTCTTGTTCTAAATATAAATCTAAAAGAGTGTCTGATATTCTATCACACATCTTATCTGGGTGCATCGGTGATACACATTCTGCTGTTCTAATCATAATTTTCGTCTAATAATTGTTGTAATTTTTGTATTCTGTATTTATCGTTTATCGTAATTACTTCTTTCATTTTAAGTAATGATAATTCTCTTTGAATTTGTTTTATATCGTGTGGTGTCATTTTATCATTTGATTTTTTAAATCTTTATATTTTTTATTCCACTTAGAAATTTCTTCTTTATAACCTTCTTTTATTAACTCTTGTTTTTCAAGTTGTTGTTTAAGGTCTTTATTTTCTTTTTCGAGTTGTTCTATTTTCAACTCATATAGTTTTAAACTTTGCATAATTAAATTATATTAAATTTATATATTTGGGTAATTTAACATATTCTGTTAAAAAATATTTTGCAAAATCTTTGTGGCCTTTCCAACTGAAATGACCATCTTTGATTTTACCATTTGTTTCTTTTTCTATTGATTCGAATTTATATACATCAGAATGTTCCCAATAAAAAAAATCAACTCCTCTTTTTATTAATTCATGTTTTATAGAATATATCTGTTCTTCAAAGTCTTTTTTTATATATTGTACATATGGGAATATATTGTGCTCCATATATTCTAATAAATTTACTCTACGTTTTAATGAAATAATATCAGAGTATTTTTTTTCTTCTAATAATTCATACATAATTGGTTTAGATATTATTTTATTCCTAATATCTTTTGAAAGTTCTTTTTCATTTTTATGCCAATTGGCATAGGTATCCAATCTTTCAATTATAGTACCAGATAAAATTACTATATCATCTTTTTTAAATTTACTTAAATTTAGTATTAACTCTTTTAAAATGTAATGTACTGAACATGCTGGTAGTGATTTTAATTTTTCAATACCTTCCATTTCTCGTGAAACGATAGTTGTCCATTTTTCACTAACCAATTCAGCATAAGTTTCATAGTATTCATCACCAGGATTACATTGAGTTCCATCTGTAAAACTATCTCCAAAAAACCATATATTTTTCATATTATTGATTTCAATAAATAATCAGGAGGACCATCTACAAATAGGTCTTGTATAGATTTATCAACTCCACACTGTCTTGAGCAATATAAGCACTTTCCATCTTCAACTTTTTTGTCCCAAGTTGGAACTAAATTATTATCAAACAAATCAATTATATTTTCAAAGGAGTTATAATTTAAATTATATTGATTATTGGAATTATCCAATATTTTTCTAATTTGTTTTATTTCATCAATTGGTACTTTTATATTTTCATGAGTGGGAATATAACAACAAGGATATAGAGTTCCATGTGTGTTCATATAATACTCAACACTATTATCTGTGATGGATTTACATTTAATTTCTACATCATTAAAGTGTAAATAATTATCATAATTAATTTCATCTGGATTAAAATCGCACGATTTTTTAGCTTTGTCTATAAAGGGTAAATTTCTTTCAAAATCATTTTTATCATAAACAAAACCATCGGGTATATATTCATTAGCAGGCTCAATTAAGTAATCTATATCCCCCCAATTGTCGTAAACTGGCATGGGTTTTGACTTTTTGTCCACATAGTTATCAAAACCGATTGGTCTTTTAAATGTAACTTCCTTTAGTCCAATTTCAGAATTCCATTTTTTTATTTCATCTTTTTGGTGTTCATTGTGTTTAAAAAGTAAACATTCTTGAAACCCAATACCTCCATTTTCGGTAAAGGTTTTTATGTTCTTTTCAAGAACATTCCACTTTACATTTCTTCTATACTTGTGATTTGTATCTTCTAAACCATCTACACTAAAAATTAATACAATTCTGTTATTAGATATTTCTGCAAGTGTTTTCCAAAATTTCTCACTTCGTGTTCCACCGTTTGTTCTTATCTCAACAAACCCAGATTGTCCTAAATTTATTTTTATGTACTCAAGTATTTTAATTAAATCTGTACATAATATTGGGTCTCCATGACCACCACATATGTTTATTTTAGAAGCTGTTTGTAATATATATTCAGGAATCCATTTTACAAAATCTTCATATTTTACTTCAGACAATGTTAAAGCCGGATTTATAACTGGTGTATTTAAAAAGTATCGCGGACATCCAGGACATTGAGAATTGCATTTATTTGACAATTCAAAATGAAGTAAGGTTTTTTGTTTATTTCTTTTAAATTCGGCCTCTTTTGTTAAGAATCTTGATTTTTCTCTAAATGACATTTTTTATATATAGGTTTTTATACTCAGGAAGTACTTTTAATAAATTTTCATTTCTTAATTCATCAAGTGTTTTGTTGAAATTTTCAAAAGCTTCCATTTTTTCTGTATGTCCTTCTTTTTTAATATACGATATACATTTTTTAAATTCTTCTACACTAACTTCTGAATTTTCTATTTCTTGTAAATAATTTATATAATCTTGATATATTTTAATCACCTCTTTTTTATTTTTATTTGGTAAGTTTTTCACATCATACCAATCAGGTCCCCATAGTATATTTACAAAAAAATCATTATAAGTTATATATCCCAATTCTATCCATTCTTTGTGGAAATTTGGTAAATTATAAACATTAAGAGATGATAGTGTGGGTATTATTGAAAAGGATATATTTGGTGTTCCTTTTTCTTTTAATAACTTTACATTATTTATTACATCTTCCCAAACCATATTTTTACGTTGAAATTCTCCCCTTTCATGAGAGTCATCTAAGCTAGCACATACATTAACTACTCTGAAGTTTTTCCATATATCCAATACATCATAATCTCTATATTTTAATTTAGTAAAATTGGTATTATATGTTATCGCTACATTTTTAGAAATTCCTAAATCTATTAATTTATTTAAAATTTCGTAGTGTTTATCTTGTATAAGTGGTTCTCCTCCTGCAAAAAATATTTCATCTACATTTGTAAGTTGTGATAATATAAAAGAATAAACATTTTCACTTACAGTTTGTTTATAAATATTTCCTGACAAATCGATATGTCCTAAATGTTTAGTTCTTTTCTGAATTTCTTTATTATCAGAATACCAAGAAGTAGAATATTCAGCAGTACATATTCTACATTTTAAATTACACTTATTATCAAATCTAATATCCAATCGTCTAAGTGTTACTTTTTTTAAAGAAAAATCTTCGTTTGTATTTTCTAAAGATTCATTTATAAATCTTTTATACATTTTATTGTGGTTTATTCTGTAACTATCATTTGTTGAAATTTCTTCAGATAACCAACATGATTTACAAGCCTCGTGTTTTATTCCATTAAATAAACTTTTTCTAACTTCTTTAGCTATATCACTGTTGTATATCTCAACTACATCATCCGAATTATTCAGATTACCAAAAGAATAATCCATATTGTATATACAACAAGGAAGTATATTTTTTTGTACACTAAAATGAGCCTCTATCCAAGGAGCCATACAAAAAGTATCTTTATTTAATTTTGATTTATCTAAACTCATTTTATATTTGCCAACCTTTCTATTTCTTCTTTTACTTTTATGTTCCAAGGACCCCAAGTAATATTATCAATTAACCACTTTCTGTAATAAGGTGGTATTGATGCAACTGGTTTACCTTTATATTTACCAAAGGTCATATAAACTTTTTCTATATCACCATCTTCGTTGGTTTTTTCTGCAAGATTAATACCTCCTTCCAAGTGTACTCCGATTTCGTGCATTGGGATACCTGTGATTTGTTTTTTACCCTCACCAAATAATTCCCATTCTTCACCACCAGTATCTTTATAGTATAGTTCTTCAACCTTACCAAACTTTTCTACTGAACCCACAAAATCAACAACTAAACAATCTTTTTTATTTGGGTGGATACGAGTCCCTCTACCAACGAATTGATACCACCAAGAAATTGATGCGGTTGGTCTACCTGTAATCAAACAATCTAATTCAGGGTAATCGAAACCAACTGTTAACACATTTACTTGTACAATAACTCGTATCTGTTGGTTTCTAAATTCTTCGATTATTCTATCTCGTTCTGTCTTTGGTGTACCACCATGAACTACTGCTGCTTGTGGAATCTTTTTTGCAAGTTCTGTTGCTTGTTCTATTGTTGGTACTGCAACTAAAATAGATTTTCTATCATATACTTCTTCAATCTTCTTTACAATCTTATTACCAATGTTTTGGTTTTCATAAGAACGAGCAATAGAATCAGAAGTATATTCAGCACCAGAAGAATTATAAACTAAAGCACCAGTATCGAAATCATAAGATTGATACTCTAACGGTGTCCAATAACCTAACTTTACAATGTCTTGAATCTGAGAAACATGAAGAATGTATTTAAAGAACACTCCATGTTTAGAACGATTCGTTAACATTACCAACTTTGAAAATGGGCCTGTATCTCCCATGTTGGTTTGCAATTTTAAGGGGGTTGCAGTTAAACCAAGTACATGAGTTGCTTTCATACCGTCTACGAATCTACGGAGTTGTCCCGATTTATCTCTCGGATACCTATCACACTCATCTATGATGATTTTACTGACCCCCATCTCTTTGAACTGATGTGCAATGTTGATTATTGAACCAATCGTTGCATAAGTTACATCACCTAATTCTTTACTACCCATTGATGCTGAGTATATTGATGCCTCACCACCAAGTGTAACAAATTTATTATAGTTCTGTTCTAACAGTTCTTTAGATGGTTGGAGTACGAGAAGTTTCTCACCTAGTTCCTTTGCAATGGCAGCGATAACAATCGATTTACCGAATGCCGTTGGGGCAACGATAATCGAAGGTTTCATTTTAGGAGTTCTAAAAAACTCCACACCAATTGCAACTGGTTCTATTTGATTTTCTCGTAACTTCAAAGTTTATACTTCTTTTTATATTTTTCTATAAAAGTTTCACCCCACCCAAGTTCGAGTATTTCGTTCTCGTGTGGAATGTATGGTTTTCGTTTATTACCATCGATGATATCATCAGGTCTAATGTTATTAAATATCTCTAATTGAACTTTAGAGTTTTTTCTAGGGCCTTTATGTACTACTACGACAGGTACACTTGCATTTAAATTACCCATTAAGTAAACCAAAAATTATAATTCCCAATAAGGTAGTTCCTAAACAAATAGAAGATATGAACATTATACGTTCATTTTCTTCTACTTGTCTTTTACTTCTACCTTGTCTGTATTTTTTATCATCTTCTGTCATTCTTTTTTACCCTTTATCTTTTGATGTTTTTTACGAAGGTTGCGTGCTTTTTTATATTTTCTTTCTTGTAACTCTTCTTTAAGTTCTTTTAATTCTCTACGTTTTCTACGAGCAATACTCGATTTAAACATTCTTAAAACTCTGTTCATCATAATCTCCTATTTTTAATTAATAAAAGGAAGGATTGATAACTCCTTCGCCTTAGCCTCTACCATCACATCCACATCATTACCATATAAGTTAGGTAACTCGTTGATATAATCTGAATGTGCTTGTGGTTTAAGTTTATCGTTTTCTTCATGTAACGCTTTTGATTCTGAATAATGTACGATTGGTTTGATACCATCAGGCCAAGTAGATAAAGCAAGTTCTAATGCTTCTTGTTCTGATAAATCACCTGTACAGAATTTGTGGTGGTGATAATCAAACACAATAGGAATCCCTATACGTTCGTGTATGTACATTAAATCTTTTACTGAGTACATTGTACCCTTATCATCGTTTTCTACTGTTAGACGTGTTCTAACTGATTCTGATAACCTTTCAAAGTTCTTACAGAACCTATCCATAGCAGAAATCTTATCACCATACACACCATTACAATGAATGTTGATTTTGTTGTAAGGTGTACGAGAAAGGCCTAACATATCAAATATCTTACCATGAATTTCTAAATCAGTAATTGTGTTTTGTACCACTCGTTCGTTGGGTGATACTAATACGTTGAAAGGACCAGGATGACAAGTGATACGAATACCATGTGTTTTTGCATAGTGACCACATGCTTGTAATACAGTTTCTATTCGTTTGTAGTATGGTGAGTTCTCGATACCATATTCAGATGCCCAAGGGAACATATCTGATGATAAACGAAATACTTTGATGTTGTTGTGGTTATTCCACTCTAATATTTTAAATAAATCTCGTGAGTTTTGTAATCCTAATTCACCAGCATATTCAACACCTTTTTCTAAAAAGGTACGTTTAATCATTGAACGATTTGTGGTAACTTTTGGTTTTTGATTACCAAGAGTCATATTAATACATGCGTAGCCTAAATTCATAATAGTATAGTTTTATGTTTTATTTCTATACAAATATACGAAAAATATTTTAAATATCCAAATTTATAAAGCAAAACTTTCACCACATCCACAAGTTCTTTGTGCATTTGGATTAGACCATTCAAATCCCTTTCCATTAAGACCTGATGAAAAGTTTAATTGAGAACCAAGTAGGTAAAAGAATGATTGTCTATCTACAACTACTTCAATTTCATTATAGGTTGTAACTTCATCAGTTTCATCTCTATCTTCTTTTTTGTGGATTTCCATGTAGTATTGCAATCCACTACAACCACCACTTGCCACACCAACTCTAAGATGATGTGTATCTGTTGATTTTCCTTCTTCTTGAAAAGTTTCTAATAACTTTTTTTCTGCTGATTCTGTAAGTGTTACTGCGTTATTCATATTAATAAGTTTTTGATGAGAAATCTGTTGGGTATTCATTTTTGTATTCTTGTACTTTTGTATAACTACCACCTCTATTATTTACCCAATATTTAATAGCACCTTGGTTATTTATCCATCGTTCTCTTTTTGACCAATCAAATTTTGGATGAAACCAATAATCTCTTCCTTTATATGGTTCTTTCCAACCACCGTTATTTTCATACCATTCATTGTATTCTTCTTCTGATATTTTACCATCTCCATCGGTATCTGCCAATCTTTCTTCATCTGATATAATCCCATCCCCATCCAAATCTAAATAAGATTCATCAGATTCAACTACTTCTGATTCTACTTCGATATCTTCCACCATATCATTTAGTACTTGGTCTAACCCATGTGATTCATCCCACTCTTCATCTTCCAATCCATCTTGTAAAGTATTAGACCACAAATCGGATTCTTTACGATTATCTATATCAGATTCACCATAGAGTTCTCGTTTCTGAACTATTTTCTTTTTATCTTTCTCACCTTTATCAACTTTAACCGCATTGTTAAATGCAATTACAAGTGCAACTGCAAGTGGGTCAAATACAAAGATGATGATTAGAATAAACCAGTTGATAATCTGGTCCATTGGTTTATCTAATAATCCACTAAGATATTGAAGAGGTCCAAGTTCTGCAGATACATCTGTATCAGTTTCTAAATCTAATATCCTAAGTTGGATAGATTGTAGAGAATCTGCTGCTACTTCTCTTTTCGCTTGAACTTCTTTACGATTTTCCTCTTCCACTGCAATACGTTGTTGAGATAACCTAAGTTCAGTAGTGGAGATGGTTTGTCTAACACCGCCCACAACCGATGTGTCCCGTACTTGGATTGAGGAAGTTTTTGCATTACTGAGAGTACTAATATTATTAGAAATTCTTTTAAGTTCTTCATCATATCTTGTTACATCTGATTGCCAGAATTCTTCTTTTTGTTCTAAAAATGCTTTTTGTTTTTCAGTTACCGAAAAAGTATTAAAGGTATCTTGGAATGCAGCAGTTAAGAATCCATAGATACCCAATGAAGTTATTAGTACTAAAATTAAAACTCCAATAGATAAATAAATTCTAAAAGCTTTATTAATCTTTTCCCAATAGTTGTATAGATAACCAGCAGTAATTAGTTTTGCTGCTTCAAGTGAACTTGCCATTAGAATTACTGAAAGTGAAGCACCAGCAAATAGTTTCGATAAACCACTTACCGAAAAGAATGCTGCATTAAACGCTACAAATAATGCTGATAGTCCTAATAAAAGAGTTCTGAATTTCATTTATCATCCTCGTTCCACAACCTCCTTGATATCTTCAAGGACTTTAACGATTTGTTGTAGATAAGATTCTGCCTGTTTTGGGTCAGCAGGTCTTTCTCCTGTAATCATTCCTTTTACCACATTTACTTTGGTAACACAAGAATCGATGTTATTTGCAACTCTATCTATATAGATATCTTTCATATATGATATATTTTATTGTTTACTTATAAATATTATGATATAAAAAAAGGGAGTGTTACCACCCCCTTCCATCAATTTACTCGGATATGATTAATAAGAAATTTTTAGGGTCTTTGCCTTTTTATTTACCTTCTTATCAATTAGGAGAGTGAGTAATCCATTTTCGAATTTAGCCTCAGATTTAGTTCCATCATAATCAGAACCAACTGTAAAAGTTAAATCGATATCCTTTACGAAACGAGATTTATCCTCTCCCTTCTTTGCTTTAACTGTAATTTCTTCTTCAGTTACATCTACTGTAATATCCTTTGGGTTATGTCCAATAGTGTTAATTGTAACTTGTTGCTTCCCATTTTCTAAAACTTCTACATCGAAGTTTCCATAAGTTTTTCTTTGTTTTGTTACCGCTTCTGAAATGAATGGGTCATTCCATACTGAGTCAAATAATCTGTCGAATGTTGCAATGTACATAATTTTCCTTTTTTAAATTAAACTTCGATTTATATATTACCAAATTCATACCAATCGTATTTGTCAACATATAAGATGACATTTTGTCAGTTTTGTAAACATATAACATGACAATATGTCAATCTTCTATTTCTGATTTTGTTAAAGCTCTATAAAGAATTTCTAATTCTTCTTCTGAATAACAAAATCCAAGTCCATATGATTCATTTATTTCTACTATATATTCTCCCTCTTTCAATAATTCGATTTCCTTATAATCATCATTATTAGATGAAATAAGTTTAAAACAGTTAGGGTCAGGATTATCTTTTGGTAGAGGTAAGACCCAGTAGTAATACTCATCAACCTCTCCATCTATTTCTTCTTTTTCTACTATCATCTCCCATCCTTGTCTTTCAAAGGTTTCTTCTGTTATTGGTGTCGAGGGGTATTCAATCATTCTAATACAATATTTAGTTTTTGTATGATATCCCATTCATTAACTCTACAAACAAGAGTTAATGTATCAGTTCTCATGCCATAAATGGGTGCGATTACATTTGATATACTTGGGTCATCTGGAGTTGCCCAAGAACTAAAATTAGATGTTGGTACGGATTCTCCCATAAATAACCAAGATAAATTTGAACTAAAACTGACTTTTGTTGGTTCTAATATATTGGTAACCCTACCATCAATTCTATGTATGGTTTGGTTTGTGTTTGGATTTAGTTTTAGATGATAATATCCATTAGTATCATGTGGTAATCTTGCATCTAATTCTAAAGTAGGTTGAAATGGTATAACACCTTCTTGCGTACATGATGTTGAAAGAATCAATACACCTAACAATAAAACTAAAATAAGGTAATCTAAAAATCCTAACTTATCGTTTTTCATAAAAGGTAATCTAAGATTGATTGCCAGTTGGGGAACTGGCCCTCTTTTCCATCTTCCCAATTTATACCAAACTGAAGAAGTTCTCCGCTAAACTCACCAGCCCCATTCTTGGTTCTATCATCAATTAGATAATCACCAAGAAGTAAATCTTTTCTATGAGTGATAAACATTTTTTTGTGGAACAAATTACCAAAATGGTCCTCAATCCACAATCTCTTATCCATTGCAGAACCAGCATTACCCCAAGGTGCCGAAGTTGCGATGAACAATTCATACTTACCACTTTCATGTAGTTTCTTTACTGCTTCGATTGCACCATCGATTGGTGGTGGGTTTCTGAATAGACCTTGTATATGGTCAGGAAACTCTTTGTATCTCTCTACTAAATGTGGATGTTTGTCGAACCAATCTTGAATTGCAGCACCAAAATCAACAAGGACACCATCCATGTCAATGTAAACTATTTTCTTTTGTGTCATATCACTTATTTACATTGTAAATATACGAAGATTATTTGTATTTACCAAATTATTTTATGTTTTTTTTTAAATGAGAGTGAAATCCCAATATTGGTTTGTAGTTAGCCCTATCAATCATACTTTTTACAAGTATCTCTCTATTTTGAATAGTCATCTTAGTTAATTCTAATAGTTCAGTATCGAATTCATTGTTTACCCATCTTGTAAATAACTTAGTGAGTATTTTGGATTCTATCTTTTGTAATAACTTTTTCATATCTTATCAATCATTTACATAGTAAATATACGAAAAAAAATCGAGATTTCCAAATAAAAAGTAAATTATTTTTAGTTAAATTAAATTAGATTTTTTATATAAAAATTCTTCAAGATTATGAAAACAATTATACGCAGGAAGTACTGAGTTTACTTCTTTTACAAAATCATTGTAATAAGGATGGTTTGAGTCCCATACTTTTTTTTGTTCAAATTCATCTTCAGTAAAGGTATCCCAATTATTTATTCTACCAAAAAATACTTTTGTTTTTTTTTCAAATATAGAAGTCATTGTATCATAAAACAATTTCATTTCTTTGTAATTAGTGTCTTGTACAACAAATGAAGTTTTTACTCTTTTTAGATTTGGTAGTTTAGATATAAAATGTAAATTTTCAATTAGTTCATCCCAATCACCACCGATTCTTGTTTCGTTCTCATATGTGTATTTTGTTGCAGCATCTATTGATATTTCAGCTGAATGTACAAACTCATGTACATTTGGCATACTCTCCCACATTTCTTTATTCCATTTAGTGGCATTTGTGTGAAGATGTATGGTATCTAAGTTGGGGTATTTAGATTTATCGAAATTTCTAAGAAAATCTCTGAATCCAACCGATACAAATGGGTCTCCCGTTCCTGTTATATATAGTGTTTTAATACTGTCAGCGTATGTATCTTCTATCTCTTGTATATGAGCTTTTACTTGTTTTATTTTATGACTGTCCGCAACTATTAAATCAAGTCTACAAGATGGACACTTTAAATTACAAGTTCTATCCATAGAAAATTGAACTACTGTTGGTTTTATTTCAAGTCCTTTTTTATGTCTCTCAACTCGTTCTTTTAAATCTTCAGATAACTTATCTTTATGATAGATTGGAGCGGCAGTACCATTCTTAAACATTTTTAAGTAAGGACATTGATTTTCATCACAATACCTATATGAACCATCTATCATAGAGTCTCTTACATCTTTAGCTTCTTGTGAGTTAAAAGAATCATAGACAGATGCACCTTCAGGTAAATGTTTTGTTAACCAAGACGCACAACAAAGAAAGTTCCTCTTGTCATGTACTTCAAGGGAATCAAATGGAACTGCACATATGTATTCATTTAACCGATTCATTATGAATATTCATTTAATAATTTCAATAACTCATCCAACGCTTCGTGTCTATGATTATCTTTTAATGATACCGAATATACATATTGAGATGGTTTTAATTTTGGAACTTCATGTATCGCGGAATCATTATTAAACTTTAAATCAATTTGTTGTGGGTCACCTGTAAGAATCATTGTGGATTGTTTACCCAACCTACCCAATACCATTCCTAATTGTTGTTTAGTTAAGTTTTGGAATTCATCTACAATCACACATGCATTTTCAAAAGTTCTTCCTCTAAAGTGTGATAGTGATACCAACTCAATATTATCTTCTCTTTCCATCTTTTCTAATATCATAGGTTTGTTATAAACCTTTCTCATATTAGAACGAATAGGAACTAACCAAGGCTCCATCTTTTCATCAAGAGAACCAGGTAAATATCCATTATCTTCATTGGATACAGTTGGTCTTGTTATAATGATTTTGTTTATCTGTCTTGTGAAAAACATATCTAATGCAACTTGTACCGCTAGGAGTGTTTTACCACTACCAGCTTTACCCAATATAAAATTATATGGGTGATATAAGATATTTGCTTTTGCTTCTTTTTGTTCTTCTGAAAGAGTTAAGTTAAATTTAACTTTACCCTTTGGTGGGTTTTTCTCAATGTTCTCCGGCATATTCTCTTTCTTTTATAAAATTATATAATTCGTTAGCGTATATTTTATTTTGTATTGAAGTTGCGTGATTACCATATTCGATATCATAATTACCATCAAATCTGAACTCATCGCTATATTCTGTGTTTAAAAATTTACCATTCCAAACAAATGGTATTTTTTTATTTTGTAAATAGTTTTTTATTAGTAGATGATTTTTATACCAATTTATAAAATTATTGTTATCGTTAGATATATTAGTTATTGATTTAAATTCTTTCTCATTTTCTAAAAACCAACCCCATGGATTAGGATGATATGATTCTATCCCACCACTGTTAGTGTAATATTCTCTTCTTTCTGGATAAGAATACATTATACAGATTAGGTCTGGGTTTATTTCTTCTACAAAAGAAAGTACACACCTAGCTATGTAGTCGTTACTTCTTCCTGTAAATCCAAAGTTTATATGGGAAAAGTTTAATAATCTTGATAGGTAATATGGCCAAGTTTCATCATCATTGACGCCAATACCTTCGGTGTGAGAACATCCCACTGCCATTAATTTCTTACCACTTAATGGAATCGAGTCTCCTCTAAATCCAAGTTTATTATATGTGTATTTGTTTTGATTGGAGTTATCAGAACCACTGGTAGTGAAGGTTTTATTTTTTCTGTCAGATAAAAACCATTTGTAATTAGTAATTTCAAACGAATCTTTATTCCAATACTTCAATATCTTCATAAAAATGTTTTATATTCTAATATAAATATAACCCTTATATAAGTTTAATTTTTTTTATTTTCTTTTTATCATTTTCCTTCATATTATCCAACCATTCTATTATACTTTGACATTTTTTATAATCTTCTCTCTTTTCAAAAAATCTCAAAGCATAATTCATAACTTCAAAATATTCTTTTTTTGGTATATTAATAGCATAGGGTGCATTTTCATGTATAATCATAGTTAGTGATGACAGCCCCCTACCATTATATTTCCATACGTTTTGAGAAATTTGCCAAAACACCTCATTACCACGAGATTTTATAAAAGGGATAAGTTTTGGATTATTTTCATAATCCAAATACCTTTTCCAATTAGTAAGACTTACTGCTCTTTTTCTCATAATCTAAAGCTCTCTTCTTTCAGTTCTTAAAAATCAAATGAACCGAATTCCCCATTATCAAACATTGCTCCAAGTGGACCAAAATCTCCAGTATCATACGCATCTCTTAGTCCGGTTCTATCTAAGCCAGTTGGGTCTGATAATTGTCTTAGACCTGTATTTCTACCTCCACTTAAAAAATCAAAATCTGTTTTTCTTTTTATGGGTATGTAAACAGGTGGGGGTTGAATATTTTCTCTTTTTGATATTGATGTTTCTTGTGTAGATGTATCAGGAACTACAATGTTTTTAGTTTCAGCTGTTTCCCCCAATCCACTTTCTAGTGCATCTGTAAACTCGAATCCAAGACCACTATCACTCTCAATATTATATTGACTCGTATTCAATTTATAATCTCCATAAACTCTATTACCACCGGACTTAATGTCTCTAAGTCCTTCATTTTGGTCACTAATCAGCCAATCTATATGTTGTAATATTTTATTTGTTGTATCACCAAAATTTAAATTGTTAGTTACAGATACTTCTGCATATTTCTCAGCCGTAGATTGGTCACTAATTTGAGTAGTAGCTTCACCTAAATTTATTTTTACAATAGGAACGGTTTTTTTCTGAAAGTATGGGTTGTTTTCTCGTTGTGCATTTTGTAATAAATTCAAAAAATCAGGAGAGGTATACAAAGAACCCCCAATATCTACAATAAATTTAAATGAACTATTTGGTACTGTGTTTATACCAGATACATCAAAATCTAAATTAATTGTATTTGAATATTCACTCTTACCACTATACACAATAGAGTTTCCTCTTCTTGTATATTTTTGAGATACAGAAAGTTCTTCTGGGTATTTATTTCTTATATTTTCTAAAGAGATGTATTCCATATACTATAAATATATGGAAATGGATTACTTAGTAAGTTGTTCGAAAGCTTGTTGAATTGAACCATTGAAATCTAAAGTTCTATCTTCTTCTTTAAGTTTGGATGCAAGTTTCCATACTTCATCTTTGATTCCAAGTGAGTGGGATTTAATTAAGAGTTCTTCTGTGATTTTCTCGTTTGTCATTTTAACTTCATCGTACTAGATAATATTCCATTTATAAAAAAAGTATTGTGTGGTAATATATCTTCTATAATATATATTTCATTTTCTTTTTTTGATAGTATTTCATTTACAATAAGCTCTTCTCCATTAAATAGTTTTACAGAATCACCACGCCATAAATCAGAGGAACATACCCATTTATCTTTATTATTTAAGTAAAAATATATACCATCACCTACCAAAATAGTCATGTGTTTATGTTTATCTTCTTTTGGAGGTACAAAAGATATCATGTTTAAAAAATAAGGGGTTTGGGATTCGAGTTTGTTAACATTCAAATCAGATTCCCTAATATCACCATTAACATAAGAAAGTATCTTTTCTGAATTGTGGAATAACTCCTCTATTGTTTTTACTCTATTATCTAAAGTAATTGACATATTTTTTGATAAAAATCTATTCATTTCTACGGTGTTCCAATACAATAATTATTTGCAAAAAAGAATTGAAATCCACTTAACCTCTGAATAAATCTAAATATTTCATCCTTATTATCTTCAAATGTTATGTATTTAACTCTTACCCATTGTTTTATTTTTTTGTTATTTACTATTTCTAATCGTAAACACATATCACCATATCTAAGATTATCTACTAATATAATACCTCTTTGTTTTGTATATATTTTTGTATGACCACCACATATTAGAAATTCTTCATTTTCAAAAGTTATTTTACTGAAAGAATCTACTATGTTTGAATAATAAGAACAAACAATACTATTGTTAGAAAATGATGCACTCTCTACATCATAGGATACTACTTCTTCTCTTAGATTTATTCTTTCAATTTGTTTTTTGGTTTTTTCTAACTGTATTAAAGTACCTTCTTTTAACATTTTATATGACTTTTTCTAAGTTTAGGTCAAGAAATTTTATAATTTCATCAATCTGACCTATTATCCTATCTCCTTCTATTTTACTTTTTACATCTATTAAATAGTTGTATATTTCTATTTTTTCTTCCGTTGATAAGTTTGATATACAATATTTTTCAGGAGTAACTACAAAGTTATTTATACTTACCTCATTTGTATTATTTATAACACCACTATCTAATAGTTCATTTATAAAGTTATAAATATTTTTTACATTATAAGTTGCTGTAGTATGTGATATGTGGTATGTAATATTATTATTTTTAATTACCTTTATATTTTCTATAAATCTATCTGTCTTAAACCCCTCTCTTATTTTTTCTCCGATTTCATACATACCATCAACACTAACTTGAACCATTACTGATTTGAAGTCTTTCCACATATTGACTAAATCAGTAGTATCATATTTTATAACAGATAAATTTGTATTGTAAACAATAGAAATATCTCTATTATGTTTATGTAGATAAGAAAGTAACTCGAAATGTTCGGGCATAATCAGAGGCTCTCCACCTGCAAAATATATACTTTTTAATTTTTTTATATATGGGATTAATTCCGATACGATATTTTCTTTGACTTTTAAAACTTTTGGTCTACCTTCTTTTTTATGTCTTTCTTCATACCAAGATGAAGAATAATCATGAGTACACATTATACACTTAAAATTACATAAGTTTGAAAATCTAATATCAAGATACTCAAACTCAGGTTTCATATACCCATCTTTCGTATAGTATTCCTCCCACACTCCAAGAACATTCTCAGTTTGACCTACTTGTTGTCTATGAGATAGTATACCCTTCTCTTCTTTATTCCAGCATGAATTACACAAAGGATTTTTTATTCCATTAAGTAAATCCAATCTAAGTTTTTTATATTCTTCCGTGTTAAATGCCTCTTCGATACTCATATCTTTTAAATTTGTATATGAGTTAAATCTACTACCAATACAACATGGTTTTAAGTCACCTGTGGATTCAACGTAAAGGTGATTGAATGGTAAGGCACAATATGTATCTTTATTAACCAAATTAGACATGGAAATCATCATCGTAAAAACAAACTTTAACACCAGCTTCTTCTAACATCTCCCAACTACGTTCGGCTGAATCTGCCCATTTAGGTCCTTTTGCTCCACCACCTCGTTCACAAAAGATACGAACGATTCCTGCATTTATGATTCCCCTTGCACAATCTGAACAAGGAACTCCACATGAAAGGTACATAGTTGTTCCCTTGGTAGAAACTCCTATTCTTGCTGCATTGTAGATTGCATTTCTTTCACCATGTTCGAACCAATAATACTTTTCTGGTCTTTCTTGTCTTTCATCGAGATTATCATTAATACCACGAGGAAAAGAATTATAACCAGTAGATACAATTTCTTTATCCTTACCAACAATTACAGCACCAATTTGTGTGTTCTTATCTTTGGATTTTTTCTTGACTGTATGTGCAAGTTCTCTGAAGTATTGTACCCATCTCATATATATAAGTATATTAAATTAAAGTATTATTGCTTTTGGATGATTTTCTTAGTCTTTTTTCTGAAGATACATCGAAAAAATCTTCATAATATTTTATTTCCAAATGTATTCCTTTATTTTTTAATTTTCTTATTACTTCTTTAATAGCTTCAATACTTGAATCTAAATATTCTTTACAATCAGATATCACTTCGTATGGTGGTGATTCATAAGTATAAGATTCAAACCATCCTTTTTTAAAATGACTAGCATATGAGAATGATTCTAATTGAGCTTTAGTATCCATTCTTGTTAACAATATTGTTTTATCAAATTGTGGAATAAAATCCAATATAAATGATTTCCAATAATCCCAATCAATTATATCCGAATATCTATCATCCTGTCCTGTAATTATTTTAACAACAACATCATCTTCACCAATAGTATAATTAACCTTTTTTGTAAATGTAGGATTAAATGGTTCGGGTACTGGTTTTAAAGATAAAATATTAGCTATATTGCTCATCAACGAAGTTGAACCAGAACGGGGTATTGCAATTATCAGAATTTTCATAACTATATCGTTTCCCAAGTTATCTCTTCTATGTGATTACAAAATATAAATAGATTTTGTCTGTTTGATTTAAATACGGTATCACACCCCAACCATTCTTTGATTAATTGAGCATCTTTAACTTCTGTTATGGAATATCTCGCAACAATTTGATAAGCCTCATTGTTAATATATTCTATTGGTCCACATTGATGAGGATATCTTTTCATATTATGTTGTTTGCGGAGAGTGAGGGATTCGAACCCCCGGAGGTGTTACCCTCAACAGTTTTCAAGACTGCCGCAATCGACCACTCTGCCAACTCTCCTTTTTTTAAAAGTTTTGTCTTAATGCAAAAAAATCATCTCTCATTTTTTTAACCTCCATCATCAACTCATCGTTGGTAGGTGGAATAAGTGATTTAATTTTCTTTTCCAATTCTTTTAACTGATATTCTATTGAAGTATCTGTATTATCTGCATTCTGTTTAATGATATCAAGAAGTTGAGATACCTCCTCATTAATTCTTAAATGAGTTTGTTGGTCTGTTACCGAAATTCTTGTGTTGGTTTCTTTGTTAAGAACATCAACTCTTTTTTGTAATTTGATAATTTCTCTTGATAAAAGAATTATACAGATTGATAAAGATACTATTAATATAGTTGTAACCATAATTTAAAATGTTTAGTAGCCCCTAGGAGAATCGAACTCCTCTTTCCAGGATGAAAACCTGGCGTCCTAACCGATAGACGAAGGGGCCAAAATTGGTTGTTAAGGTACAACCATAAACCAACGCTTGCCTGGCAGTCAATTATAGATTCTCGTATTCTTTAATGAATTCGATGAACCATGTGATTAACGTACTTTCTTTAGCAGTGTTCCAAGTAGTTGTTAGTTCACCAACTAAAGTTCTAAAGTTAATTACATTTGTATCTGTGGATGTATCATAGAATGTACTTACTGCCGTAGTCATAGATGTAGTACCTGTCTTGATTGCGTTATCAAATAACCAATCTGCTTCAGTACTAATCAATCCTTTCAATACAGTTGCTGATACACTTGAAGAAGTTAAACCAATAGAGATAGAATCAATAGCTGCATTTAGATTAGTATCAGTAATCGTTGCTGCCACCATTGTATCAAGTTTCTCTCTCAATAGTTTAAAGTTTTTAAATGTTAATACTTCATCTTTTAATGAAGTAATCTGTCCCTCTAACGTAGTTGCCTCTGTTTCTAAATCAGTAATCTCAAGTTGTAGAGCAGTTACACTTGATGTAAGTGTTGTAACTTGGTCTGTTAACGTTGTGTTACTTGTTGTTAGAGTTGTGTTAGATGTTGTTAAAGTCACAATCTGTGCATCCAAATCTTCTTTCTCAGAAGTTAAGGTTGCTAATTGTGCAGTCAAAGTAGCTACGTTATCAGTTAATGTTTGAACTGTTGCGTTCTCAGCGATTAACGTAGTATTTGATTCGGTCAGAGTACTTACAGAAGCTTCTAATTCTTCAACCTCGGTTGTGAGATTAGTAACTTGTGTTGTAAGGTCTGTTACTTGAGTTGTCAATTCATTTTTAGCATCTGTCAAATCATTAATATAAGTTTGATAGCTTGCTTTGATGGAATCGACATCCTCTGGTGAGAACCAATCTGATTTCTCACAACTTACAGTTATTCCTATAACTGAAAGTAAAAATAGTAAAATTACTTTTTTCATAATTTAATTTAATTACATTAATTTAGTTTAATGTAGTGGAGAATATCGGAGTCGAACCGATGACCTCTTGAATGCAAATCAAGCGCTCTAGCCAGCTGAGCTAATCCCCCCTTTTCAAGTATATAAGTATATATTATTTATATTCTTGAATCTGGATAGAAATCATCATCATCGAACCTATCCCATTTCTTTTTAGATTTTCCTTTTCGAGAATAATCTTTTTTTGATTTGTGAACTTTTTCGGTAGTCTTTTTACCGATGTGGTGGGATGCCTCACCATGAGTCATATCATCCCAATCCAACTTCTCTTGATATCGGTTTTTGTTCTTCTGTGGTTTCATTTGAAATTAAATCCATTCTACAATTAATACGATGTCTTGTATATTGTTGCTCTGTCCATTCAGGAGTTCTATCGGTGATAAACTCTAAAGTATATCTTTCATCACCATCTGTTACGTTATAAATTAATTTTCTCATTCGTAATCTTCAGGATTATTCTTTTTATCTTCTAAGTACTCAAAATACGCATTTTCAATATCTTTTTCTAATTCAGAAACTTCATCCCACATATCATCTCTAAGTTCATCATTTTCCCATAAATCTTCTGAATCATAACCCGAATCTAAATCTTCGATATCATCCCAATCTTTTGCGTATAAGAATGCACCAACTGGGTCATAATCTTCGTGTTCGTAGTTACCAACTAAATAACAATCTTCTTTAATCTCACTAAGAGTTTTTGCTATCTTTTCGAGTAGAACTTGTGGTACTGCATATGCAGCTCTGAGAATAAAAGAACCTTCATCATCTCCTTCATCCATATAGAACTCTTCTCCATTACACCACTTAGGTCCAAGTAGTTTATCCCACTCTTCCCAAGATGGCCAATCTTTTTCTTCATCCCAATTTTCGTTTTCTTCTTTATAGGAATAGTTTCTTCCCCAAACACGATTGATTAACTCGATTGAGTTTACATCGTACTTACCTTCACTTGGTGTGAAGATTTCTTTTAACTTTTGATATACTTCTTTGTTAGCGTTCTTAACCTTAACAAAGGATGTCATTTCACTTGCCATAACTATTGTTTATTGAACTCTTCTTCAAACTCTGGATACTTTTCCTTAAATGCATTTAGTAAATCATAAGTATAACCTTTTTGTTTCTTAGTTATATCTCTCAAATTTACCTCTTGAAAAAGTTCAGATGCTAACTGAATACATTTGTGCCCATAGAAGAATAATAATGAATCTTCTATACTATCATCTTTGAGATATGTTTTTAACGAATCGTGAATGTATCTCGCATCGTTAACTAACTCTTTTGCTTTGTCTTTATCTATTGCCATAACTTATGCTTCATCTACGTTAGTTGCCTTTACTTCAAATCCACCCATCTTACGATACTCATCGTTTGGTACTCCAACATCTAACCAAGCTTGTTGGTACTTCTCACGAGTATCTGAATATACTTCTACATCGTACACCTCATCAAAGGTTAGTTCCATAGCTGCATCTTCACCATAAACTTCTTGATTGGTTTCATTTTCAGCCCAATCATAATTTCCCCAAACATTATCTTTTAGGTATTCTAAAAGGTCTTGTTCGTTCTCACCCTCGAAAGGTGGGTCACATTTACGAAGTTTTTCTACATCAACTTCGATTGGTTCTGTGGCTTCCCATACTGTATATCGTTCAGCCTGTCTTACATAAACTTTGTCCATAATTTTAATTTAATTAATTTTTACAAATATACGAATTATTTTTTAATTATACAAATTTTTTATTAAATATTTTTAGGATTATTTATAAGTTTTTTATATCCTATATTTTCATACATTAGATATCTTGATATAGAGTTTTTAAGTTTTTGTTTATCCCAATCAGCCTGACCTTTGAATATCAATTCGTTTGCAAAATCTACGAATAATGAATTGGAAGTTGAATTAGGAATTGATTCAACTTCACCATGAGAGCCATATCCAAGTAAGGTTTCTTGTAATTTATTTTTATCTAAATCTAAATTTAGTAATTTTATTTTACGATTATTTTTTATGGCCTCATTGGTCTCTAATAATAAAAAAAGTGGTGTCAAATAGTGATATGTATGTCCAGTATTAAACGAACGTTTGGAAAGTTCATTAATATATTCATAAAATAATTTTTTATAAAAATCAGATTCATTTTTAGATAGTCTACTATAATTTTGATTTAATACAAAAACACCCTTTCTTTCTAAAATTGATTCGTATTCATCTTGAGTACCATTAAAATTTAACGAATTTATTACATCACTTATAATTGTGTTATAATTATCATTATCAAAATACTTTTTTAAACTAAATGAAAATTCTTCTATAATTCCTGTTAAAAATCTTTTAGATGGGTCTCGATATAATATTATTATATCTTTTTCTGTTTTCTCTAAAAAAATATTATTTAATTCTTTTCTTACCTTGTCCTTTTCAATTTGAGCAAGTTGTTTACCAATATGGGAAATGTCATCATCTATAAGTTTAAAGTTTTCATCTACTTTAATTTCAGCCTTAATAATGTTTTCTTGATTGGTAAATCTATTAAATAAGTCAACAGTAGCTCTACTACCAACCTTATAAAAAGTTATAAAACATACTCTATCATTAAAGAGTATTGTAGTAGGAATCACCATATACTATTGTATCTTTTTTAATGAACCCATTACTCTTTGCATAAAAGAATTGAGTGCTTCTTTCTGAGGTACACCATCTTTGATTTGTTTTTTAACATCAATGGCACCTTCAAGGTTAGATACCAACTCACCAATTACATCGAGTTCTTCATCTTTGATTCCTCGTGCATCGGCAAGTGATACTAACACATACACAGTTTCTTCGAAGTAATCTTCATCGAAATCTGGGTTCTCTACTAAATGCTTTATTATAGGTAATCTCATTTTTATTTTCCTTTTATATAGCTAAGTGTCCTAGCTTTTCGTGTAAACGTTTCATATGTTTACATGGGGTATATCTTCTAAACCCTCTTGCTGGACACGAACAATCGGATATCTTATAATCTGTTACTGTAACTTGATAGTAATTTAACTTACCAGTCTTTTTGTTTCGAGAACCCATTTCTCGATAATTCCATTGGTTCATATTTTAAGTTTTATATTACAAATATACAAAAAATATTTTAATTATCCAAAATATTTGTAATTTAATTTGATACTATTATTTCACCAATATTCCAACTTGGGATATAGTATCTAAAATCATGTTTATCTAATACTTCCTTTACCAATTCTGACATTTTGGAAGAGTTACCTACAATGATTCGACATTGGAATAGTGGGTCTTGTGATTCCATTAATACAAAATTTTCAGTAACAAATACAGCTTCATCGTGGGTGAATCCATGTAAATCTAATTCGTTCATTTTCCTGGCCAAAGAGCTTGTATTAATAATATACCCATTGCTAATAATAACTGTGCTCCAATCTTCCAAGTTATATGTTGATTGAAGAACCAAGAGGTAAGAACTGCGTAAACAACTATACCAATTGTAAATCCAACAAATCTATTAGACCACACAGAACCATCGAATCCTTCAACAGTATATTTCGTACCTGTTAAGAATAACCAAGTAAGTGGGATAGATAAGACATACCATCCCCACCATGTTGTTCCATAATCTGTGTATTTAAATTGTAGGTTGTGTTGAGCCCATGCACCACCTTGTGCGAAGAAAGTTAGGAATGCTCCTATTAGTACATAACTCCATTTTATTTTTTCCATATTAAAACTATTTAGTAAAGGGAAATCTTTCTAATTCCAATTTACATTTATTATATTATTGGGGTTTCTTTTTTAAAATTACCCGAACTTTGTATTAAATAACTTGGTATATCAAATACAGTTGCGCCAACTGGATTTTTTAAAATTTTATTTAATTCCTTCGTAGTTAATACTTTTAATTTATTTTTATCATTTAAAAGAGATTTTAATTTATCAGGCATTTCTCTTTTTTTATAATCTTGCCAAAATTTAGAATCATCTCTATCACATACATAATGATATCTTATAAAATTTAAAATTTGTTCATTTGCATTTCTAATAGATAGATTATAAAAATTCCGTTTAGTGTAATCAAACGAGTTACTTATCAATTTATTTAATTGAATAATAATAGTCATTATGGATGTTGCTTCAAGTGGCTCAAAAAAACCCCCACTTAATCCAATTGATATACAATTTCCTTTCCATACTTCATTAAAGTATCCTGATTCAAACGATATTCTTTTTTTAAAATCAACAGAATGACCTAAGAATTCTTCTACTTCTTTTTTTGCTTCTTCATCACTTATATAGTTGGAATCAAAAACATACCCACATCCCATTCTATCTTGGAGTGGTATCATCCATAACCAACCATTTTTCATACTGATGGAATCTGTTCGTGTATTAGTATCTTTAGATAACAAAGTGTCGTTTGGTAAATAAAAGGGTAATGCTGAATTAAGGGTTAAGTATTTTTTAACAGAAACCCATTTTGATTTCATAACCTTATCTAGAATTAATCGTGAGAATCCGGTACAATCAAATATAAAATCAGTTTCAATAACTCCATTATCTTGGAGTATTAGTTGTCTTATGTGGGATTCGGTATCTCCATTAATTAGTACATCTTCTGTTTTGAATTCCAATACATCATCTTGTATATAGTTAATACCTTTTTGTTTGGCTTTGTTTTTAAAATATTCACCAAGAGTATAGGTATCAAAGTGAAATGCGTAATTTCTTTTATTTGATAAATAAAAATCATGATTATAAGATGAACCATCTCCAGGCCAATTACTAAAATGAATTCCTATCTTTCTCGTAGAATTTGTATTTGATTGAAAATCCTCTTCATCTATGCATAGCCGTTTAAATAAAGCTCTTATGTTTGGGGTAGTACCTTCACCCACACCTACTATGCCGATAGATTTACTTTCAATCAAAGTTATATTTGATTTTGGTTGTATGTTTTGTAAGAACATAGCAGTTAACCAACCCGCAGTACCTCCTCCAATTATGTGAATATTTTTCATAATATAAATTTACACACTTAAATATGCGGATTAAAACCATTTTGCAAAAGGAGAGTTTTCTAATTCCCTTTGATATTGTTCTTCTTTTTTTCTTTGTCTTTCTTCTTCGGTATCGTGTTTCAACCAAAGACCATCCCACTCAATTGAGTTGAGGTATTCTTTCCAATTACGATTATGAACCACATTGAATTTGTGTTCCATAACTTGTTGTGGAGTTTTTGAATCCTTTGAGTAGATATCTGCTTCTAACTCATGTATATCATCCCATTCCATTATTTTAACCAAAGGTTCCAAATGTAATCATAAGAAGTGTTGAGTATGTTTGAAAGTTTTTCAAACAATCTTTCTCTAATTAAACTATCACCAACACCGATGTAATCATATACATCATTACCATTGTGTAGTTCATTTAACAAACCTGTAAAGGTTGTGTTATCTTTAAGTTCTGTACCCAAATCATCTGTTGGGTAGTTTTCTAAGTAAAATTCTTTAATGTTCATATCGTTTAAGTTTTATAATTTATTTTAAATAATTAGGTCCATTGAAGTTCCAACTATCAGTTCCTTCAAAGATGTTTCCTCTACTATGTTTAGCAGGAGTTCTCCAAGATGCAGGCATTAGTAAATCACCTTTTTTAATTGCTGCTCCTTTATTCACACCATCAACCATAGAAACGAATCCCCAAACTGAACCATTAATTGAATCAGTAAGTTTTATATACTTTCTACCTTTCTCAATAATTAGTGGGGTGTAAGGTTTGTAAGAGAAGTTTTTATTCCAATAAGATTCTCTTTCTTTTTCTACTTTTTCTAACCAGATTTCAAATTGTGTAGTTGCCATAACTTTTATATCTTAATCATTTACATAGTAAATATACGAAAAAAATATGAGAAATCCAAATATTTTACATTAAAATTTTATTTATTTTTTCAGTTTTTTTATTAAAAATAGACATATTAAAATAATCAATTATTTCTCTAAACAGTTCTCTATTTAATGGGTAATTATGAAAGTGAATAAAATCATGATGTAATAAGAAGTGTAAATCTGTTTTTAATTTACTATTACCCCTTATTGTAAATTTATTCATATCGATTTCAAATGAAAAATTACAAACATCTTCATAAAAATCATATTTTATTTTATTCTCATCTAAATATCTTTTTAAGCTAAACTGTTCTATATACTGAGCCAATCCCTCCATTGGTTTCGATTCGTTTACCGCATCTTCAAAATCTATTATAATTTGCTGGTAAGCTGACTTTATTATGTTTGGATTGTTTACATAAATGATACCATGATTTGGTATCTTATCAAAGTTCCAAAGTATAGATTCTTTATAATCTGTTTTATCCTTTGAGTATTTTTTAAATGGTAATATATAGGATTCATATACATACTCAATTTGTTCAAAATTATATGTGGGTGATATACTAACTTCAGGATATGCAAATCCAATACAATCTTTATCTTGAAGTTTTCTTAAAATTAAAACATCAAAGTCTAAATGAATATATGGTTCAGTTTGATGCATCATTGTGATTATTTTTGGCATACAAAATACAGAACCACTATAATCATTTAACTCATCAAGTACTATAACCTCATCAAATTTTATATTATACCTGTCAAATAGTTCTTTACTACCCCCATCACAATATAACTTTGTTTTGTAAAACTTAGAAGATGATTCAACCGATAACCTTGCCATTTTAATAAAATCATCGTCAAATGTTTTACCTTGTGTGTTTATATTTTTATAAGAGTATATTACAGTATCCACTATTAAATGTTGTTTTTATTATTAAATATTTTTATATTATAAATCTCTGATTGAATTGTGTGATTCAACCTGTATGGTTTTATAATCGTATTCAATTTTTTCCAGATTATCATATGTAAATTTATTGTCAATTTCTTTTGATAAAGACATTAATTTATCTTCTTTAAGAGGATGGTCTCCAATTATATCTAAATCTTTAATTAGTTTAAGGGCTATTTTATAGTGAGTATGTGATTTAGGATGATAATCTTTGATAAAATGCTCATTCAAATCTGATGCTGTATAATTTGATTCTTCATTTTGTTCTATTTCTGTTTGTAGATGAAATAAACATTTTTTATAAAAGTTAAGGTTTCTTATGAATTCTCGATTAAAATGTTCGTGATTATATTTTTTATAAAAAGATTCTAACATTCTATTTCTTAGTTCCGATTCATAATATATAGCCAATGGCTCTCCGTTGAGTTTCTTTAACAAAGGATTTAGTGGGTTTGACATAAAAATAAACAAATACTTACATCCTATATTATCTAATATCATCTTTAAACATTTACAATATGATATTAACATTTCGTATTGTTCATCATAACTAAAATAATTAGTACGATATTCTTCCGAAAAAAATCCATTGTTTTCAAATACAGAACCATTTGAAAACCAAGTTCCATCATCAATTCGTCTATTAGAGAATGTATCGATTCTATTGTGGGTGGGTGGTAATATTTTATCGTTTCTTTCTAACCCACTCCATTGGATTACAACAAAATCATTTTTAGTAAACTTATGTAGATGTGAACAAACAATATTAAATATTCGTTTATTACCAGAACCCGATATCCCTTGGTTATAATAATTTTCAAACATGGTACCTATATAATCAGCATAGGTCGGCCAAAGGTAGTTGGTATAAGAACATCCAAATGAAAACATTTTTTTTTTCATAATAATGTTTTCATTTTTTTTAAATTTGGTTTAAAATAAAAATTACCGGCAAGTACAATTCTATCCATGTCTGAATTTAATGCTGTTTGTGGTGAATGCCAACAATTTCCATCCAAAATTAATAAGTCACCAACTTTGGGAAGGAATGAAACTATCTCACCCTTAGAACCTCTTAAATAAATCATACCATCATCATTTTTTAAATTATTTGGCATTTGTAAATAAAATACGAATGTATAGTCTGGTGGATTTTCTTCATATTTTTTATTTATTTCGGTATGATTGTGCCATACTAAATCATCCCTACCATCGACTTTCCCCCTTTGAACAGGATTTTTAGCTTTAACTATATTAATCCAAAATGTACTTTCAATCGATTCCCATTCCTTTTTAGTAATCCCCTTACAAACTGAGAATGCATGATGACAAAGTTCCGATAAATGATTTTCCTTTTTGTTTATCCATTCATTAAATTCATTTAGATTTTTGTGCTTAGATACCATGTGAGCTCCATTGTTGGCTTTATTTTTTTCTGATAAAGATATGGTGTCTGATAGAATCGATTTTAAATTTTTAGTGTCAAATCTAGATAACCAATATGACATTTTATCACAAAGCTTTAATTCTTTCATTTAATACTTTTTTTATGAGATTTGATGTTTATATCTATGTGTGATTTTAGTATTGCACATAGTTCATATTCTTCAACTGATTCATTGTACCATAATAAATATCTTACCCAATTAATATCGAATGCATCTACGAATTGAGCAATATGATTTTCTCCATAATGATGGTGTTGTTTTATATAAGCTTGTGTTATATCGGCACAATCTTCATCGGTGGGTTCACCAAAAAATTCTCTCCACTCTTCTAAAGAAGGTGGAAATTCAAAATGACGTACCATATTTATTTTCAACATTTCTTTTTCATTTTGTCTTATTCTATCGAAATATCCATTTCTATGGTTACCATCTTCATTTTCGAAATCATCGTCATCATTCCAATCGTTAAAATTCATAATTTATATTATTTATTTTTAATTTTTTTTATCAACTCATCCATAGCTTTATCATATGACCCCTTTCCTAAATACTGACCCATGATGTATAAAGTATCTTCATGGAAGTATCCAAGTTCGTGTCCAAGTTCGTGAGCAATGACCCACTTTCTAAATTCGGTAGTTGATTTGAGAATTTCTCTATTGAGACTAATAAGAACTTTATCGGGTATACCAGTTCCTTCAGCTATTCCCCAATAAAAGGGAGGCATACAATCATCGATAGAAACCATAAATGATTCCTCACCGATTTGATGTAATGGAACACCTCGTTTATAAAACCCCTTTATCACATCGTTTACATCTTCTTCTACTCGTTCATCGATAAACAATTTATCAGAACGAAAGAAAAGATAATATTCCCAATTAGTTAATGCTAAAACATTTAGAGTAACTAATACGAGAACAATAGATAACGTAACTTTATGTATTTTGTATGTAACCATTGTTTTAATTGATAATACTTCATCAAGGTGAAGTGGTAAACGATGAGAATTAAATTTTGGAATATTCTTCCAAGAATAACAAAGGTTAAGTATAACTTCTGTTCCCATGTGAATGGGTTATATCTCATAGATATAAATATCACGAGAAAAGATATAGGCCGTATCCTACTAATAGATTTAAATTAATCACTACCAAGTTCCATTGTTTAGCTAACCAAACTTGTGGTAAAGATAATAACGCACCAATCAAGTAAGTATATACACCAATGTTATCGTAGGGGAGGAGGTATGGGGATGACATGATAAAAGCAGAACCCATATATCCCAATCGGTTTCCAATTCTTTCTTGTGGTGATAATCTTCTCTCTTGTATCAACTTTCTTAGGAATTGCATCCACCAACGAGTTTCACACTTCAGACAAGTTTTCTTTTCGTTGTGTTTGAATTTGGAATATCGTTTGTTCTTCCCACAAACATTACATTCTCTTCTTTTCTCCATAATCGAGGTTGTTAATATTTTTTTGAATTATTTTTTTAATTTTTGTATAGTTATAAGCACTACCAGCACTTAACGGAAAAAAAGTTAAAAGAAAAGATAATAACCCTTCACTTAATAGTATACTCACTAAGTTAGTGTCGGTCTTTTTAAAAATTTTTTGGTCGGTCAAAAAAGTATTTTTCATCTTCTTTCTATTGATAGTATTTAGGAAATATGTTTCCTCTTATCTCTATATATTCAGTTAATAGGAAATATGTTACCACTTCCTCAGTATATTCCATACTATGAATGCATTCGTAATAACTGCTTGTAACACAATCAAAGTTCTCCATAGAGCAACTATATCAGCTTCTCTATTATTCCCTTCCTTACCTCCAAGAGCTTTAGCCCATAATCTCCACCCTCTTTTCATCGTGAGTTGAGGATTAGTTGATTACCCATCCACAGAACCATTAACCACATTATAATATCCATAGACCCCATATTATAGTTAGGAAGGCTAACATCTCAACCCACCAAATAAAGTTCTTTATCTTTCCTAAGTACATAATACCAGTTCCTACTCCACATATGAGTAAGGGAATCCACACACCTTGAGTAAGTAATCCTATAAGGGATAGTACTATGGCTAAGACTGCTCCTACATAGTGTATTGTACCCTTAATGGATTCTCCTCTGAATTGTGTTTGAGTACCTACCCAAAATAAACCCATACCTCCTAAGAAGAATAAGGGGGAGTGATAGTACTGAAGTATAAGTCCTATACCGAGAAAGTAAGTGAATAGAGTAAAGAATATCTCTTCGTGTTGTTCTTTTTGTTTTAGGATGTACCAACTGTCTGATACACTATGAAGTACTTTCCAATTGTTTCTCCATAGGATGTATGTTATGTATAGAGGGAATGTTATTGTTATCCATATTAATCCTCCGAATCCTGCTAGTATCTGAGTAAATGTATTCATGATTGTTTCCTTGCTTAATTGTTATATTATAATTACCGAATTTCTTTTAATAATGTGTTAATACTTGTCTTTAAACTATGTACCGAAATTGTTGCTCCACTTATTGCATCAACAAAAGGTTTAGGTTCTTTCCATCCAATGAATTGTCTTAACCATCGTTTGCCTCCTATCTCTCCACCATAATCTTCTCGATATACTAAAATCTTAACTAACTTGATTGTTTTATCTTTATCAAATAGAACCATAAAGTCAAAGTCCTCAAACCTTGATGGGGATTTACCTATATAAAGAATATCACTTGTATTAGGTATATAATAAAGTTTACCATTTGAGATATCCCTTTGTTCTATAAGTAATACTTCTTTATCATAATACTTACCCAAATACTTTTGTGCTCTTGATTCTAATTTAGTATTGAATAAGGAAAGTAAAATAAATAGTTTAATCATTAATATTCAAACTTATGCTTTATCTTTCTTGGATGAGAATAGAACTCTTTTTTATATTGTTTCCACAACTTTACGAAATCTTCTCTACCATATTTTTTGTATTTGGGGATAAGTTTGTTTAATATAAACTTATGTTTATCTTCGAACTCCCATATAACATTACCACCCTGTTCTACATACACAACAGCTTCTTCGAAGTATTTAGAATGGTATATATGCTTCATCCACCACAATTTCATGTTATCTTGTTTTGAATACTTATCCCAATACTTCTCCCACCATTCAAATAGAAGGAATTCTAAAAGAACTTGTTTATCTAAATTGACGTTATATCTCATATTGATATTTAAATAACTGTTTTTATATTTTTTGTGGAATGTCCTGATGTTGGACCATAGTGTTCAAATTCTTTAAAAAACTCTGATAATGATGTACTATCTATATTAATGTTTAATAATTCAGATACCGACCATATTATACACCCTTCCATTGCACCCCACTTATCATCGGTTTCTCTATAAGGTGTATTATTTTTAAACTTATATACTATATCTTTATAGGTTTTTATAAATTCATTCTTTATATCCCCTTTTAATTTTATGTATAATATACACTCATCTATGAACTTAATTGGTTTACCCACTATATTAAAAAGTTCTTTTCCATATTTGTTTACATCACTTCTTGAAGTTTTACCATAGCTAAAACTCTTAGATGTTATTATTTCATTTAGATATTCAACTTCATTACCAATCCACTTTACATATATACCATCATCTAATTCGTTTAATATGTTATAATTTGGATTTTTAACAATAGTATCAGTATCTATATATAAAACCGAATCACCTTTCCCAAGAGATTCAGTTATTGATAATTCTTTTAAATTAAAATTAAAATCGTCTTTTATTAATACTGTGTGGTACTCTTCAAATATTTTATCAGAAGCAACGACTATATTTTCTTTTTTAAAGTTTTTTGATATTTCTAAAAACTCTTTGTGATATTTTTCTCCATATGATAAAAATGATAGTATCAAAGTTCTTTTTGTAATATATTTCTTTCTAATAAATCAATGTATATCTTGACATCTTCTTTATCTTCGAATACCAAGTTCTCATGGATATCCCATGCAGAAACTTTCCAATTACCATCCTCTACTTCATCATTAGCAAGAGATATCAAAGAACCACCTCCCGATTCACCATTTAAATCATAACAATAATAGTAGAATCTATCTTCTTCATCATTTTGTTCGAATTTATCGAATCCTAAATTAATTAAATCTTTTTCAGTCATACCGTTTGATATATTTTGTTATAACAAGTTTCACAAAGTTGTCCAGCTCCTTCTACATACCAATTTCTCATGTAGATGTTTTCGTTGAATCTGTATGGAGTATCTTCTCCACAACTTACGCATTTTTCAATAGTGTCAGGTACCATATCCATAATAATCATTTAATAGTTATTTGTACAAATATACGAAATTATTTTTAATTGGCCAAATTATACCAAAGATTTTTTTTCAATCTTTGAAACTGGCCACGAATTCATAGAGTATCTACATCCATATTTAACCTTTTTTACAGAATGAACTATTCTCGAATCAAATATAAAAATAGAACCTTGTTTTTTAGGAACAATAAGTTCCTCGTCATTTATAATATAGGTAACATCCCCACCATCGTAATTATCATTTAGTTGATATATTATTGTTATAATCGCACCCAACTCGATTTCATGGCCATCAAAATGATGATTTAAGTAATCTCCTTTTTCGTATTTATTGAATGTGAATTTAGGAATACCATCGCAACTCATACCTTTGTAGGGAGGTTCGTCATTTATATATTGAATAGTTCTATCGTATATTTTTTTTAAAGATGGTGTTTTTATGATTTCACTTTCACTATACATCGTACCGTTTCTTCTGTTATTATTCTCCTCATCTTCTTCTTCATGTGGTATGAAATTATTATCTTTATCAATATAGACCGATGTTAATTTTATTAGTTTTTTTGTTTTACTAAACTCTATTATATCTTCACACTCTTGTTTAGAAAAGAAGTTTTCAATAAATCTATTGTACATTTTTATTTTTTTTTACACAAATTAGATATATACATCTATCTTGTTAAAACACCATTAACAAAATAATTGTTGTTATCTGTTATATTTTTTAGTTCGTATATGTTTTTTTTATTTTCATTTTTTAGTAATTCTATTTTACTAACAGTCAATGATGTATCAAATGAAAAGGTAAGGAGTTCATCTCCTAATTGTATGTTGTTTGCTCTTATAAAGTTATTCTTATTGGTTACCCAAAAATCCTGATGCATTGCACAAATAATATAAGGTTTAATAAATTTTTGTACCGGTGGAGTTTTTATATCTTTAATATTGAGATGAAGCTTGACTAACTTTGTCCAACTTCTTATAAGAAATTCATTACAATTTTTAGATTCTAATAAAATAGGATTATTATTTACATCTATTCGGCAGGTTAACAAATCAGTTAAGTTGTCTACATCATCAACTTCTATTTTGTTAAACATGCCATCTATAATAAAATTATCCGATGTAAATCCTTTAAGTGGTTCTATTTTATTTTCCATTTTATTTTTAAAATGATTATGAGTCTATATTATCATTTATCTCTATAATCTTTTCCCATTGTTTACCAATGGTGGTTTCTGTTGTTCCACGATAAATTTCACCCGTTTCTGTATCTTGTAAAATCCATTTGTGTGGAACTTTTGTGTTTACGATAAGTGCCATTGGTTCATCCAACTCTACCAAAGGTCTACCATCCAAAGTTTTTCTTATTTTGATATCCTTTTCTTCAACTGATAAGTAAGTTATTGTATCAGTATGAATCACATCATTTTCAGTAATAAGTTTTTGGGTATCTTTTGCATTTTTTTTACCCAACATCTTGATGGTATCATCCATATATATAATTTTACTCATCGTATTTATCTAATAATAAGTTTGCCACTTCAAGTGAAATCATGTTATCGTTGTATAATTTCCAAATCAACTTTCTCATAACCTTTTCTTTTTAGTTTTCTTTGTATGTTCGATATACTCACTTCTCATTAAATTGAGTAATTCAGCTTCACCTTCATAGTAGTAACCCTTTTCTTCTATTTTAGAAATAAGACCACGAACTTCGTTAACAGTCTCCACTTCTGAGATAGAATTAAAATGTGTATCACGCAACCAATTATCCATTTGTTTTAAAAACTTCAATTGTTCTTTGGTTACGAATGTTGCGTTATTGTACATTAGAGTTCTTTTAAAGTTAAACATCCATTATCCCATCCATCTCTTTCTGCATAACAAGCGTTTGTATATTCAGTTCCATCTGGTGCAATTACCGGCTGGTATATTTCAACACAAACTACATTGTTTGGTGATGGTTCACCTTTTGCACATATATCTGTTTCAGGAATACAACCAATAATAAATAGTAATACAATTACAATTTTTTTCATAAATAGTGAACTCGAAAGGATTCGAACCTTTGACCGTCTGCTTAGAAGGCAGATGCTCTATCCAACTGAGCTACGAGTCCAATTGAGGTCGAGGTAGGATTCGAACCTACGAATAGTGGATTTGCAATCCATCCCCTTAGACCACTTGGGTACTCGACCTAATTATAGGTCTCTTGGACCATATTTCTTCTTAAACTTTTCTTCGTAGTTTGGGTCTTTGTATTCATCTTCCCATAACTTCTTTTTAAGTTTAAGTTCTTCTTCTGATATATTGCCGTTTCGGTGTTCTACTTTTGCAATATTGTAAAAGAATCTTTTGTCGGTTAGGTATATAGGTTTTTCCATAATTAAATAATTTACTACAAAGATACGAAAATTAATTCAATCTGCCAAATATAAACTAGAGTTTTTAACAAGTTCTTCTGCTTGTTCTCCCCAAAACATTCCAGCTTTAGGTCCTCCATTACACTTACCATCGGATTCACCTGGTATTTTAATCCAAAGGTATGCATCACATTTTCTGTGTTCGGTTTTAGTTGTTGATGGTTCACCCAATCCTCTACCTTGTGGGTTACACCACTCATCATCTTTAGGTCCTTGACCGTTACGAGAAGTATCAATTACAAAATAATCTCTTCTTCTAAATCTACAAACTTCAGTTCCCCATGTAATACATTCTTCTGTTGTTCTATAATTACAAGAGTTAATTGAAAATCCCCTAACCTTTCGGTTAGAAATTCTATCTAATAATCTGCTGACTTGTTTTGGTGATAGCCAATTTGAATGTCCTACATCAATATAAATTATACCATTACAATTTTCAGTAAGATATGTCAATGCTTCTTTCATCAGTTCCATTCTCCAATTCTGCTCTTCTTCTGAGAGTAATGTTGAGTGGGGTAGGGAATCGGGTTCGTATATTATTATTGGGGATTTATCTCCAACTCCTTTTGCAAATCTTTTTATAAAGTCCAAGTAACGTTCTCTTGTCTTTGCACCACCCTTGGAGTATTGGCCAATGTCCCTATTGGGAATATTATAAATAACAAGAACAGGTAGTTGGGGGTGAGCTCGGTTTAACAATCTACGAATAGATTTTTCCATATGTTGTTTTGGTTTCTTTGGATTATCACCATACCAAAAGGAAGATGGGTATTTGAATATCTCACCTGCAAGTGGGTACTTATTGTTGTACTTATTACCCACTCTATCGAAATCGTTAATCCAAAAAGGATACTCCATCTTATTTAAAATAATGAAACTTCTTTTTTATATGAAGTAAATCTATCTCTATAATCTAGTAATGAAAATGTTCCAGCCAAAACTCTTCGTTTTTCATTAGACTTCGGATTTACTTTTGGTAAATGCCATAGTTCAGCTGGAAATATTAATAAGTCTCCTGGTTTTGGTAATATGTTATATTCCTCACCATTATCGTTTTTAAAATATATAACTCCATCATCTCCTTCTAATATATCTGGCATAGATGTGTAATAAACAAAAGACCATTGGCCAACAGTATTCAAGTCCTCCATAGATAAGTGGTTGTGGTAGACCGGTCCCCCCTTATCCTCTTTGCCAACGATATAAACCCAATTTGACATTGTAAATAAAACATCATCGTTTTTCCATATGTCCTTTTTCATTATATCAATAACCTTGTTATTTATATGTTCCATCCAACCACCTTTAATAACAACGATGGATTGTGTACTTGGTGAAGCCTTTGACACATTACCGGTGTTTGCCCTTTTGTCATATAATACATTTTGGTCTATTTCAACAGACATTTCATTAAAATCAATATCGGTTATTTTGTATTTTTTTATATCCATCATATTTTTTAATTATTATTAAATAGGTTTCGAAATACTATAAACATGGCCAATGGCCAAAGAATGATGTGAAATATTATTGCTCTATTAGTTGGTAGACCTTCTTGTGTTGGTGAAAAGTTTCTTAATATCCATTCGAAAAATATAGTCCATATTAATCCTGTAAATATATATATAATCATATTATTTTTTTTGTATCATTAATTATATCCAAAAATATACCAGATAATTGTTGGTGTCCTAATTCACTATAATGTCTATCTTTAATTTCACCGTTTGTTTCATTTACTATTAGGTCTATATTTTCAAAATATATACAATTTATAAGGGGTTGTTTAAAAGCTGTCCAATGGATGATTTTATTATCTTTAAAGCATGTATTTAAAAGTTTTATCCAATTGTTAAGTTCATCAGCATAATTCTTTTCCTTGTCAATACGATTTACTAACATCATTTGAAAAAATTCTTTATTAAAATTTGGAATCATATCCCAATATTTAAAATACTTACTTGGTAATGGTAATATAGATTTCCAAATTCCATCGGTTTGAACAACTCTAAATCTGTCAATATGAGACCATCCTATAATGATAATATCATCTTCTTTTATTTTGTCTGCAACTTCACATATACTTTCAAATATTGAGTAGTTATCTCTACCACTATCTGAGAAGTATTTAAGATTCATGTTTAGTTTTTCTGAAATAATTTGTGGGTATATTTTAGGAACATATCCTTTATAATCAACATACTCATCCGACCCTGTAAATGGTTCTTTATTAAATGGTGTGGAAAAACTGTCACCAAAACACCAAACTGTACCTTTCATATTATTTCTCTATAAACTCCACAATAATGGTCGTTACGATTGTAGCT